AAACCACTCTAAAAACACTCCAAAAAGTCTTTGTATACAATGACGTATAGTTTTGGTTGACGGCTTGTCCAAAAACATCTATAATACGTAGTATATTAACTAGTAACAGCAAGGGGCTAATATGTATAAAGTAGATTTTTACAGCTTTGGTTATTCAAAACAGTTTGACACCTTAGAGCAAGCGGTTGAGAACGCTACAAAATCTGGCTTTTCGTGTACTGTTTGGTTAGGTGATGCATTACTCCGTTGTTTCAAAACAATCTAAGTTGTTGATTACAAAGGATTTTTTTTGGTTGACGGTTTGTCCAAAAACATCTATAATACTACGTATATTAACTAATAAGGAGCTAAAGATGCAGTTAACAGTTAAAGAGTTTGTAAATTACTGCAACGACTTTTACGGTATGGGTGGCTTATACGACATGGCCTTTACTAAAAAAGAAATAGCCCATGCAGTAGACATTTACTTTAGTCGCATGTCAGACCAAGTAAATTGGGGCGGTGGTGATACTGTAGACCGTGAACGTGTTTACGAGATTATGCGTGAAATTTATACTTTTGAATACAAAGTGGAGGTAGCGTAATGACCAATAAAGAAATGGTACACTTTATTAATTCAATTGAGTACGATCTTATTTGTGCTGGTACAGAACAAGATAAGATGGACTTGCGTAAGAAATTAACTTTTAAACGTGAACAACTTGAACGTGAAATTCAATTAGAACAGCATCACTTCGATACACAACTGTCTTACTAAGAGGGCAAGATGTACAAGTTTATAATTTATCAGATGGAACGTGATAGTGACTTGTATCACAACAAGAGTTTTTATGGAAGAGATAGCCTGTTCTTCAACAAGGATCATGCAAGGCAGGCAATGGCTAAACGACAATATAAAAGGGTGGCATGTATACACGCTCATAATTTAAACGAAGTGCGGCACAAGGCCACCACTTCAGGCTACTTGCTCGATCATGTAGCCAAATTAGAAATTGGCTACATGATAGAAAGTGAAACATATGGCAATCAGTACATTGTTGCTAATGCCGGGTTTGACAGTTTGAACGAAATTATTTTATAAACAAGGAGAACCAGTATGTCCAAAATTGCAGGAAGGTCAGACAAAGCAATCGAAGTATGCGGCGGCGATCAGTATTTACTGATACTGATGGCATCACAAAGGACTCGCGAGATTGCACAAGGTGCCGAGCCTAGAGTTACGGAAATCCAAGACGAAAAGGCAGCCAGTACTGCTATTAGAGAGATCGAACAAGGTTTGTATACAGTGGATGAATATAATCAAGATTCTAAATAACAGGAGAAACATTATGGCTAATTATGCTATGGCACCAAGAAAACGTTGGTATGTTGCAGAAGATGGTAAGGTAATTACACAACCATTTCCTAATAATCAGTATCAATGTGAACTTATAATAACGCAGTTAAACAATGGGTTAGAAGAAACTGCACTTCGCAATCTAACTGTCGAATCGGAGGTAATTGAATAATGACTGACGTTTTAGAGTTTATATATGAGTTAAAGAAAATCAAACACTCTATTCACCCCAACATGACTTTGCAGGAACAGGCAATGATCAAAGAAGATATTGATAGACTCATTGATACATACAACTCAGTAGCTGATGATTATAATGCCTGGGGCAATCAAGAAGCACTCAAAATGACTTACAGGGAAACAACATGAGCTTTAAAGAAATACTAAAAGCCGCAGAGCAAAGTACTCAAGACAGCTTGTATCAAATATATCTTTAAAAGGAGAAAACAACATGAACAAAGATATGAACTTTGAAAACATGAACATCGAAGAAACAAAGAAAGAAGCAGAGCAAGGTCATGCCACGGCTAAACAATCTTTAAAAGGAATGCCCGGTGAATTTATATGAGATACACAAAACAATGAGGAAAAAATGAATATGTTTAAATATCCAGTCACTTTAACGAAAGATGGCGACACCATCTTGGCGACATTTCGGGATGTTCCAGAAGCCATTACTTTTGGTGCTGATAAAGAAGAGGCGTTACTCAATGCCGTTGATGCTTTAGAGGCTGGGTTATCTTTTTACGTTGAGGCGAATAAAACTCTACCCGTACCGAGCAAGGTCAAGCGCAACGAGGTGACGGTGTGCCCATCCGCTTTAGCGTGTGCAAAATTGGGTGTATACCAAGCCATGACTGCGGATAGATAGCGGTCTGGTGCTCAATACAATTTAAGACCAGGAGAAGCTAGGGCAATCGAGAAGCACTTAAATACCTAGACTAAAAATTATTAACCTTACTAAGTATTATTATGCAGATATTATACAAAAAAGAACTAGAGCAATTGCTGGATAAAATTGCTACAGGAAAAACTGACGTTAACCGGCTCCAAGAGGACGAACTAGAGGAGTTGATGGACTACATTCACGAGCGAGCTGAGGAGTTGGATGATCCTGACTATGACGAGATTAAGCAGCAGTTACTCCAGTTGTTTGACCTGCTCGGACATGTTATTGATAACAGGATTGAAGCGGAAGATAATGAAAAGTTTATAGACTCTATACGAGGAAGTATACAAAGAGGCAATTTTTACTTTGAATTGGGCAGTTTTATAGTGCATTAACTAAATATACCAAAATCAGTTAAACTGTCACATAACTACTCTCTTATTCCTTTAAATATCCTGTAGCCGCAATTTAATCGCGGCTCATTAAATGGAGATATAAAAAATGGAAATATTAGCCACAATCAAAACGTGGGCAGGTGAATTAGCTGAAGTAGTTGTTTCAGTCCTAGCATTAAGTATTGTTTTAGAACTATTAATGGGCAACTCAGCAATTCCGTTCTTGCCAACCCCAAGTGTTATCGGTAACGTGACAGATGTTGTTAACACATTGGGTGGTCAAGGTCTAGTAGGCTTGTTAGCTGTTTGGGTCTTGTATACCGTTTGGAAAGCTAAGTAATCGCTTTTTAAATTTTTCAAGTTAATCAATAAACCCGCTGGAGCGGGTTTATTTTTGACTAAATATTAGTATGAGAATAACAGACATTATACGCACTGTGCTAGACATAGTTGACCAAGCAGAACAGCCAGCACAGGAACCTATGATTGCTATCGCTGTCAGTGAGCCAGACCAAGAGACCATGGACATGCAAACACTAGCTGGCATATTAAAAGTAGGCGATGATGGCGCATGTGATGTCTGCGGACGTGATCCATGTGGTTGCGACAATGCAGGATATGCCAACGAGCCTAAGGAAATTATCGCTCCTATGCAAGCCGCATTTCCTTCAGGTGACGATGTACACAAGGCTAAGAACCCTGCAGACATTAGAACTGATGCAACCAGCATGTATCCAGATTACCAAGCAAGGAAATAACACATGGCCAACATTACCATCACAGTCAAAGGTCTCACAGGTAGACAAATACCTATAACACTAGACGACGGGTTACAGCTTGACGACGTCCCAGCACTGATCAGAGCACAGGAAGAAGAAAGTGCAAGTTTAACTGACGCCATGTACGGTGATATCTTTCTAAACACCAACCCACTCATAAACATTACCAACAATGGTACTGATACATTAGCAACTCTTGGGTTTGGTACTGGTACGTTCTTGATATGCAAGGCCAAAGCAGACGGTACACTGGAAGCTCGCCAAATACAGAAACTAGAAATTGCATCAGCCAAACGAGAATTCTTAGGTGACCCTGCTACATACGACAGAACTGAGTTACCTACAAGATATGTTGGCAACAACGTGGTCGACAATGCCAACTCAGGTGGATTGTTGTTAGGCCGACCTTGGGCAGAGTAACCAATGGCCAATATGGCAAATAGAAAGTACTTTGACTTTAGCGCCGCAATAGCACTTGACGATACTGGTGGCAACTCAGTACAGAATATTTTTGGCTACCAGACAGCCGCAACCACAGCCTTTAGAGCACTATGGGGCAAAACCGCAACATACGTTTTTCCTCCTGCCGCACAACAGATGCAGATCAAAAGCACCCAAAGCGCCGACACTATGCAGGTTCTACTTATCGGTCTTGATGCTAACTATGATGCCATCCAAGACACAGTTACACTGGCAGGCACAGCAGTGCAAACAACCACAGCAAGTTTTTTTAGAATCAACACCGCAATTATTCTTACAGGATCAAATGCAGGAACCATAGACATAGGTAACGACCTTGGGGGCTCTGCTACATTCTACAAAACCATACTGCCAGGAAATGGCAGATGCCAAGAGAGTTTTTATACAGTACCGAGAAATCATTGTTTCTTGTTGTATCGCATCGACGCATTCAGTGCTGATAGTACTGCTGGTAAACCTGCTATCTTTAGAAATTATGTTAGCAATGCGGCAGGTAGAGTATTGAACGTAGCACGAACTACTTTTGCTGACAACATGCACATCCAACGTCAGATGCCTTTCAAGTACGACGAGAAGTCTGATATACAGTTCCAAGCGGCCACCGCAAGCGGCTCACACGAAATCGCAGTGTTTGGCGAAGGTGTGTTGCATAACCTAACGCAGGTTTAATTGGCAAAAAATTCAGTTGACTAACTGCCCTGTTCCTTATATAATTAGTCAACTACCCAATAAATATACACTATGCTATTAGCCATACTTACATTCGTTACAGCAATATCCATTTCGTTCATTGCGGCTTGGTACAGTATTGCTGGCTTGATTGCAGTGTTCAGTGCCGCAGTCATGCCTGTGATTATCATGGGTGGCGCACTAGAAACTGGTAAGATTGTTGCTACAGTTTGGTTACACCAAAATTGGCATCGTGCACCAAGACTGTTTAAATGGTACTTGATCCCGGCAATTACTGTGTTGATGTTTATCACCTCAATGGGTATTTTTGGCTTCCTGAGTAAAGCACACATTGAACAGACTTCACTAAGTGAAGAACAGGTAGCACAGATCAAATCGCTTGAGAGTAAAATGACTCGTTCGGAAGCCAAGATAGTTCGTTGGACCGACGAGCTTACCCGGTTATCTAAAGGTGAAGATGTACGTGTGGACAACCTGGTTGATCGTGACAACGATGCACTAAAAGAAATCCGTGTGCAAGTTAACAAAGAAAAAACCAATGCTCGTGCTGATGCAGAAAAGCAAATACAGTTACAGAATGATAGATTAGTACAAGCCGCAGAGCGCAAGTCAGCAGACATAGCCGCCGCACAAGAACGTAAGACAGCAAACGTCGCCACAGCACAAGCCCGTAAGACAGCAGACATTGGCGCCGCCCAGGCTCGATATGAAAACTCCTTTAGTAAAAAAGGCCTAGATGAAGCAGTAGCCAATGCCAAGAAGATTGAGTTAGAAGCAACAGAGCAAGCCAAGAAGATTGAGTTAGAAGCAACACAGCAGGCCAAAGCAAATGAGCTTTCAGTTGCCAGTGCGGCACAGCGTGAGATCAAAAGTATCAACGCCAAGTTAACAGAAACACTTAGCAGTATTGATGCCAAGTACGGATCAGAATTACAATCAGTTAATAATAGAATACAAAAACTACGTGACCAGTCAAACACTAAAACTGTAGATATTGACGGTAGGGTAGAAGAACTTGAGAATTTTGTTGACAAAGAACAAACGGAGATTGATCAAATACGTGAAGAAGTTTTTGTGTTCGAAAAAGAATACAGGAAACTAGAAGCAGAAGTAGGACCAATAAAATACATTGCCGCATTTATATACGACCAAAGTCCAGATCAAAACCTACTGGAAAAAGCAGTACGCTGGGTCATAGTGTTGTTGGTTGTTGTGTTTGATCCACTAGCACTTACACTTATACTTGCTAGTACCAAACAGTTTGAATGGGCTCGCAATAAAAAAACACACGGTGCTGACACTGTAATAGTTAAAGAAGTATATGTAGAACAGAATCTAAAAACAGGCGCACCTGACGATATAGCAGAACTAGAGCGTAACGTAGACGACAAACTAAGGAAAAAGAATGGCTAAACCACAACAGGAAATTGATGAAATTTGGGCAAAGTACAAGAATGCCCTATCACAACTCAACGAGGCTTTGGACGAGAATGAAGCACTGCAAAGTGAACTTGATCTTGACTTTACAATGCCAGCAGATATTGCTGAGCTTGAGGCAAAAGTTGAAGCACGACTAGGAACTAATGCCTAACGACTACCAGGAGTCAGTAAACCAACTCTGGGACAAATATAGATTAGCACTACAAAGACTTGATTGGGCACTTGATCAATTAGACAAGCAAAAGCCCAATCAAATCGTTGCGGAGCCAAAGCCCAGTCCAGCAGAAGTGTCAATAGACGATTTTGTTATAGGTGAAGAAGAAGCAACAGATCCTAATATCGCTATAAAGCGTGGCTTGGATGATGTAGTCAAGTATCAAAAAAAGAACTACAACATAGAAGCATTCAAAGCATTGCATCCATTACTTCCTATTTACAGTGTTAAGGTAAGAGCTGATAACGATACTGTGGTGAACACAGCCGAGTGTGGATTTGGAAACCAGTTTCCGATTAGGCCAAACAAAGGTGATATGTATATTAGGACAGATTTCTTACCAAATAAATTGTATAAATGGAACAATAAGAAGTGGATAGAGCTTGACAAATCAACGACAGACAGTTATACTTACAATGAGGCGTACATACAGCATTTGATTGATAAATTGCAGTCGGGAGAATATACCGCAGATGATTTAAGTGACGCCGAACTAGAACAAATACAACAGATAGTGGGGAAAGATGGATTACAGTAATTTTATAACACCACCAGATTTTGTAGAAGACGATTTTCACACAGTAACAGTAGTTGATGCGTCTCCTAAGGATGTTGAACTATTAGGCCAAATAGCCAAAGGTACAAACAATGCATACAATGTATATTTGTACCATCAGGGCATGGATGATACTGATTGGTTGGCTAAAGCAATTGAAAAAAGTGACGCCGTGATTGTTAATACCGCGGAACCTTACGACAACGAGGATCTTTGCAAAAACAGCAACGTTTATTACTACGGACCAAAGACTTACATTACTGATGCAACTAAAGTCGACACACCATTTGACTATTTTGCACAGCTCGAAAAACAACAAACTAAATAAAAAACTATGGCAACCAACTTTGAAAAAAAACCAGGCAGACCTTTTGGCAATAAGGTAATAGTCCAGTACGACAATGTAGAAAAAGCTATGCGTAAACTAAAGAAAAAAGTTAGCGAAAGCGGAGTACTACAAACTTTACGCTCAAAAGAATCTTTTGAAAAACCCACTACAAGACGCAAGCGGAAACATGCCGCCGCAGTTCGCAGATGGAAAAAGCAACTACTAGAAGAGCAGTTGCCTAAAAAGATGTACTAAATGCATATCCAGTGGGTCCTTCCACGTGCAAATGGAATACATGCAGTGGGATGGGCTCGCACTGAAATAGAATACGATGTTAGGACTTGGGCTGAAAAACACGATATAGATATCAAACACATTGGTATTAAGAACTGGTGTGTTCAATTGTGTTTGTCTACAGAACAAGACTATGTGGATTTTTTAGTATCATTTAATCCAGAACACTCCCGAAGTGAATCGTATGAACTAATAAGAGATTGACATCTAGTCTTGTATCCTGTATAAATATACTTGTAGTGCCGATTATCGGGCTACAACATCACAAGTCATAACTTGCTTAACATAAAGGAGAAAACTATGACATCATACAAACTTAGTACGACCAACCTTCCCGGATTTACTGCTTCACTTAATCGTCATGCCATCGGCTTTGACAACTTGTTTAATGAACTGACCCGAACACACTTGGGCAATTCAAAAGCAGATAATTATCCTCCATACAACATCATCAAAATTGACGAACACAACTGGGCGATCCAGGTTGCAGTTGCAGGGTTTGGTGAAGATGAGTTGAACATTGAATTCAAAAGCAATGTGTTGACTATCACCGGGGAGAAGCAGGAAGCAGAAGCAGAAGAACACGAATACCTGCACAAAGGTATTAGTGCTCGCACATTCACTCGCACATTTACTCTCAACGAGAATGTTGAGATCAAAGGTGCAACAGTAGTAAATGGCATCCTGGCAGTCAGCTTAGAGCATGTTGTTCCGGACGAACAAAAGCCTAAAAAGATTGCAATTACCTTTACTAAGTAATATAATATAGTTATAAACGCCGGGGGGAGGCAACTCCCCCCACTTACTAACTAGATGACCGAGAGTGTAAGCTATGAGTGAAAAAACTGAAGTAAAACAATCTACAAAATCTAAAACAAGTATCAAACCACCTAATCTTTACAATGTAATCTACCTCAATGACAATAAGACCACAGTAGAGTTTGTTGTAGAGAGTCTGAAAGTAATTTTCCATCATAGTGAAGAAATAGCAAAAGAATTAACTGTTAAGATTCATAACGACGGTAGTAGCGTAGTAAAAACACTTACATATGAAGTTGCTGAGCAAAAAGGTGTAGAAGTAACAATGCTTGCTCGTAACAACGGATTCCCCCTCGAAGTTAAACTACAGCCAGCATAAAAAATATTATGGATATAATGTTAGATATTGAGACGTTAGGTACTCGTCCGCAGAGTGTCGTGTTGACTGTGGGTGCTGTTAAGTTTGACCCATACGCATCGGATGTGAATACAGACGACGGATTGTATGTTAGGATAGATGTAGACGAACAAATAGCACTAGGCAGACATGTACACCAGGATGTAATTGATTGGTGGGGCAAGCAAGCAGAAGATGTTCGAGAAGAAGCCCTCGGTGATCACGAACGTGACAGTGTATCATCTTTTTTAGGAAAACTTAATAAGTTCCTAGTAGGGACTGATAACATATGGTGCCAAGGGCCTGCATTTGATGCAGTTATTCTTGAAGATTTGTATCGTGACATGGATACGCCCATGCCGTGGAACTTTTGGCAGATAAGAGATAGTCGTACATTGTTTAAAACTTTTGGAGATCCTAGAGATAAGGACGCTAAAGGTGCACACAATGCTTTAATAGATTGTTATTATCAAGCAACAGCAGTTCAACAAATTTATAAACAACAAGGATTGAAGAAACGATGAATATTGTATGGGAACAACCCACAGACGAGATGTTTGAAAAGTATCTCATCTTAGAATTAGAGCCAAATGTGATTGATGGTAATCTATTAGACACATGGTGTGTAGTAGAAGCAACCAAGGTACCACTAGCAGAAGTTGTAATGTTGGATCATTGGAAGAAATTACATGGCGATTTCGTGCAAGCAAACAAAGACGGTGATGCTAAACTATGTAATGACCTAGCAGAACACTTGACTGGTAAGTTTGGTGGAGAGTTGGATACGTTCTATGAAGAAATTTGTAAACGTTACAATCAGTCCACTAAAATCGTACTCCAAGACCAATCTTAACGTTATTAATAGAAGCCGCTCCATTAACTACTAGCCTAGTCATCAAGTACACAGGTCTGTGTTCCCCTTGAAAATAATCTGTCAGGTAGTAGTGTGTAACATAGTTTACTAGAAAAAACAAATCCACTGTATCCTTGTCTGGGTGCTCTCCCAGCACTGGATTGCGTTCCCGATATCCTTCATCATATCTACTAGCCATATCTCTTGTGGTCAAGTGGTCAACTGCAATAGCTGTGGTTGACATCCAGAATAATTCTTTATCGTATTTGTCCCAGTCTGCGTATTCTGCTTGTGCTATAAATGGCACTAACAGCAGTAATAGTAGTAGTTTTCTCATGTAATTATTTATAGCCCATGAGTAAACTGTAAAAATTTGGGTAAATACACTAAAGAAGGAGCTATTCAAAATGACAGAAATACTTCAATTGATTGCCGAAGTTGGTTTTCCTATCGCCGCGGCACTGGCCGGCGGGTACTTTGTATTCCTTACTATGCGCTTTATCCTTGACGGTGTAATGGGCAGTGTAAAAGGACTTACAGGAATAATTAACGCATTGGACAATCGTGTTAAGACCATGAACCATGACGTGATTCGTATTGACACACTCATGAGCAATGCATTTGGGGTAACACCAGACTTGAACCGTATTGCTAGAGCAGACGGCAAGAACGATGCTCGTCGCGACTAGAATGAGAGGCTACTAAATGGACATTGATGTAGCCGGCGCAATAAACCAATATGGTTTTCCGATTATAGCCGCGTGTGGGTTAGGGTACTTTGTATATTACATATGGACCTGGGCAACAAAAGAAATTGATCCTGTACTAAGCGAAGCACAAATGACGCTGATTGCGTTGATTGACAGAATTCGTATGCTTGATAACGATTTAATTAGACTGAACCAAAAGTTAAACATGATTCTTGAACTAGATGCAAAAGCTAGAGCAAATTTACAAAAAGCACAAGAATTAGAACTAAAACTAAAACAGGTCAAGGACCAAGGAGCTAAAACAAAAAATGAATCATCAAAGTAGTTATGAAAAGGCAGCCTGGCAGAAGTTTAAAAAGTCCAACCCAGTAACCTATACTATATCAACAGTGTTGAGTTTTGGCTTTTGGAGTTTTATTATGGGATTCCTTGTGGGCATGTTTTTTATCAGTGCGGCAACAGCAGGCGACTTAACTTATAAGTTTAATAACCCTAGTTTTAACGGTATAGGCTACAGTAGTCATGTGTTGACCATTGAAAACCTAACACACACTAGAAGAGCAGAAATCAAATCTAAGTTAGAGTCCGCGGCAAGAGAAATTGAGCGTGAAAAAGAAAACTCTAATGTTAATAAGTTCTTGGCTAATTTAGAAAGTAGAATCTATGCTGAACTTAGTAAGCAAATTTCAGACAAACTGTTTGGGGAAAATCCACAAAGTAGTGGTACTATTGATCTACTAGGCAATACAGTGGCTTATGAAATGACCGACGACCTAGTAACATTAAACGTAACGCAAACAGATGGATCAGTTACGAAGGTTGAAATTCCTGTTGCCAGTTTTGCCTTTTAAAGGAGATGCATGCTAGGTAGAATATGTGTGGCGTTATTGGTTTTTTTGTTAGTTGGTTGCGCCTCGACTAATCCAAAACTTGGCAGACCAGCTGAGCTTGCTGAAACCCCAGTCAAGAAACATTTAATTAATTTCCCTGCAATTAAAGGCGGACAGCCTGTGACAGTTGCAATATACAGTTTCCAAGATAAGACTGGACAACGTAAACCAGCAGATAACATTGCCAACATCAGTACAGCAGTAACACAAGGTGCAGAAGTATACTTAATAGATGCACTAATGGCACTAGCAGATGGTGAGTTTTTTGATGTTGTAGAGCGCAATGGCCTGGACAACCTAATCAAAGAAAGACAGATTATACGTAATGCACGAAGTGAGTTTGATGAGAAACAGAAATTGGGTGCAATGAAGTTTGCTGGTATTATAATCGAAGGCGGCATTATTGGTTATGATACAAACAAATTTACAGGTGGTATTGGCGCCAGGGTTATGGGCATTGGTGCACAACAAGAATGGCGTGTAGATGTAGTCACAATAGGGCTTAGAGCGGTAAGTGTACTGTCGGGAGAAGTATTGCTAAATGTGAGCACCGAAAAGACGATTTTAAGCACTAGTCTTGGCATAAACGTGTTTAAATTCTACGATCAAGGCACACAAGTTCTAGAGGTAGAGTCAGGTACCAGTACCAATGAACCAGTTAATTATGCAGTAAAACAGGCAGTTGAACAAGCAGTAATTGAGTTAACCAAAGAAGGAAAACGTAAAAAACTATGGGATTACACTATGCTAGATGATAAATCAACAGGATGGAGTAATTACGTAGACTAGCGTATAACATACATATTTAATGATAGCAACTTATTATTTAAATACTAACGTGCGATAATACTAAGATATTGGCACGTATAATGGGGACCACCCAAAAGGAGCGACACACATGACAAGGATAGCATTAGCATTCATGTCTTTATTAATAAGCAGTCCGGCATGGGCTGACAACTTGATCTATATTGATCAGGTTGGATCATCAGCCACAATCACTATAGATCAAGACGGTTCTGGAAACAGCGTTGGCGCAAGCGGTGACGACAGCAAGAGCGATGGCGCCAGCACCATATTAGACATTGACCAAGTTGGATCAAGCAATGCATTAGATTACGATGTTTACGGCGACAACGCCAGTGTAACAGCAACCACTAATGGCAATAGTTCAGACATTGACATACAGGTAGGTACTACAGGAGGCACCAACGGTGGCAGTGATGATGTTACAATCAGCATCACCAATCCAGGCAACACAAACACTGTTGGTGTAAACGTTGGCGCTACACAAAGTCTTGTTGACGATGTTAACGTAGACATTGACCTAACCAGCGGCAGTGGCAGTAATACTATAACAGTAACTGAGGATTCCACAGCAACTAGTATCCTAGACAAAACCACAGACATTGACATTGACGGCAGTACCAACACCGTTACAGTTACCCACAGTGGTGCTTCACAACACGACACTCTGCTTAATCATACCGGCAGCAGTTCAACTCTAAGTATTACTCAATCAGGTGCAGAGGCGAGTACAGTAGATGTTAACACAAATGGTTCAACTTCTAGCGTTACTATTAACGTTTCAGATTAGTACGTGTTATGCAGGGATCGGTACAGTTGAAAAACAAACCGGCCCTGCACAACTTACACGCGATAATGACAAAATCACAGTAGAAAAAGATCTGGGTGTAGAGATGCTGGACACAATAAGCACCGCCGACGGTATTATTGGTATTGGCTTCAATGATGATACCAAAATACAAATTGAAAAACACAGCAAATTAATCATTGATGATTTCATATATGATGCCGCTGACCCTACAAAAAGTAAGCTCAAGATGAAAGTGGGCTTGGGCACAGTTAAGTATGCATCAGGTAAGATTGCTAAAAACAACAGACAAAGCGTAGACATACAAACACCAACAGCACGTATTGGTGTGCGTGGTACTGCATTCAGCATGACCGTAGACGAAATAGGCAGGAGTCTTGTTATACTGTTGCCCAACGCAGATGGCACTGTGGGAGAGATATCTGTTGAAAGCGATATAGGGCAGGTAATACTTAACCAGGCATATCAAGCAACAATGGTCAACACACGAGAAAATGTACCAACACCACCTGTCCTATTGGACCTAGATGTAAATCAAATTAACAACCTGTTAATTGTACAAAAGCCAAAAGAAAAAGAGGACGAGACTCAGGCTGAACGTGAACAGTCCATATTAGATTTTAATGAACTTGACGTTAATCTTCTTGACAACAATGAATTAGATGAAGACGAGTTAGTGTTCACAAGACTAGACTTTAACCTACTTGATGTTGATATGTTGGGTAATATTTTAGATTTAATGAATGCAAAACTGCTTAAAGAGGTAGACTCGTTCTCAACTAATCCTATTAGGCCAGGAGCATATGAACAAGGTAACACACAGATTGTGCTGGATGGTGAGTGGCTTATATATAGAAACGTTGACGGTAGGATTTTTAGCATTACACTTGACCAAAACAGCAGTACACAAATGAACTTGAATCAAGCAGGTAGCCCAATAACATTACACACAACGGAGAACGCAAGTGACACGGTTATTACTATTAATCAAAATTAGTTTAGTTTTACTATTAGGTGCATGTGTACCGCATCATGTTTATGATCAACCACACTCATACTATGATGGTACCATGAAAATTGTAATCATGGATCCAGAAACCATACAAACCACATGGGAACAGTATACTGGAAAAACCACAAAGGTTAAAGGATGGGCTCGCTGGAGTGTAACAGAAGAAGGCAAGAAATGGTGTGAGGTATTTGTACCTTATGTGCAGCCAGATCTTGACATGCGTGTGTGGTTGCACGAAATGCGTCACTGCACAGAAGGACACTTCCACAAAGGGCCAGCAGAGTATGAATAAACTGCTACTATTACTATCGTTAATTATTAGCACAGCAAGTGCTGATAACTTAATATCTATTGACCAAGTAACCAGCGGAAACTCTAATAGCATAACGGTCACTGTGGATGGTAGTGATAACGAAATTGATTACAGTTTTGGTGGTGCCAGTAATACTGTGGCTATAGATCAGAAGGGCGATGATGCTTATGTTGGGTATACAGCTACATGGGGCAGTGGTGCTGGATGGGGAGGCGACCTAGACGGTGACTCCAACGATATGGACATTAAACAGTTATGCAACCAATTAGCATGCGAAGGCGACAGGTTTGAATTCCATGTTGCTGGTAACAACAACAGTATTAAAATAGGGCAGGGATATCATGTGCAGGCCGACGGTACTTTTCAATCACCTGACAGTGTAGAATACGGTGGCCACAATATAAGATTGGATGTACACGGATCAAACAACAGTTTCATAGGAAGTCAACGAGCAGGCGGCGACAACCATAGTAATATTACTAACATTTATGGTAGCTATAATGACGTTTACGCAAGACAAGAATACAACTTTGACAAATCTATAGACCTAACAATATCAAACAGCAACAATGATGTAGATATCATACAAGGTGGAAGTGCTAGTCATTCAGCAACAATTTCCCTGTCAGGCACATACGGAACAGATTTAGATTTGACACAATACAGTAGCACAGCACAAACATATAGCCTATCGCAATCATGTGCGACAGTAGGCGGATGTTCTGTGTCAGTTACCCAAAACTAAATACCTAGTCAAGGAAAAAACATGAAAAAATGGTTAGTGGCGTTGATCGCCCTGGGTGCGGTATTGAGTATTAGGTGGACGGATCCGTGGATAGTAGAAGTTATCCGCCTCAAAGCACTGGACACACATCAACGTAGTGTCCCACAAGAAACAATTCAGTTAGACAGCGACATTCCTATTGCTGTGGTTAGAATAGACAACGATGATATTGACCGCAACGGACAGTGGCCTTGGCCTCGTGACATACTAGCCAATGAAATTATACGACTATACGAGAATGGTGCGGGGCTTGTGGTACTGCCCATGCTGTTTGCTGAGGAAGATCGCTTTGGTGGCGACCCTGCATTTATAGATTTGTTACAGAATGCACCTGTTATTGTTGGGCAAGTTCCTGCGCTGAGAGGCAAGGGTGTACCAGTACCACGTGGCATTGCTATTAAGGACAACAGCACAACAGGCAAAGCATGGGAAGATTGGCTATTCCGTTATGGACAAGCAATAGGTCCAACAAAAGAAATTGGTGAGAGTGCTTGGGGCGTTGGTATGATGTTGAGCAGTACAGAAGCTGATGGAGTTGTACGTAAACTTCCGCTTGTTGTTCGCATACCCAGCAAAGAGCCTACAGACAGCGCACAGATATTTCCCAGCATACCCACAGAGATTGTGCGTGTACTGGCAGGTGACATCAGTTACCAAATGAAGCTGGGTGACGCAGGTGTGGAAGCAGTGCGTATCCCACAGTTTAGCACAATTAAGACAGACGCAAACGGTAGCATCTACGTAGACTACAAATACAAAGTACAGGAGTTTGCATTTGACAATTTGCCCAACTTCAATGGCGGTATTGTTATACTAAGTTTAACAGCGTCGGGGTTGGACAACACCATTGCAACTCCAGTTGGCAGAAGTTATGATCATGATTTAATTGCCGCAAGTGTTTACACAATAGTTAATGGTATCAACATAAGTCGCCCATGGTGGTCAGACCTTGGTGAACTGGCAACAGCACTGGCAATAAGTTTGGTAGTAATGATACTGGTACTTAAACTAAACTGGTACTTTGGTGTTGGTGGCATTGTGGTATCATTAGGTGGCATATTCTACGGTAGTAGGACAGCATACTTGAACGATGGCTATTTGCTGGATTGGAGTTTCCCAATATTTGCAGTGTTCCTCACATGGAGTATAGCGGCATTCCTGCGCTTCATGGATGAGTTTAGACAAAAGCAAGAAATCAAAAAACAGTTTGCAGGCTATGCAAGTCCTACAGTGGTACGTATGCTTCAAGAGAATCCAGGTCTAATCAAGGATGGCATGAAGCGTGAAATCAGTATTTGTTTTAGTGACCTACGTGGCTTTACTCCACTAGGTGAAAGTTTTGGCGATGATGTAAAAGGACTTACCAACTTGATGAACGGCTACATGGATGCTATTACGCAACCAGTACTGGATCGTGACGGAATGATCATAAAGTACATTGGTGATGCGTCAATGCATGTACACAATGCACCCAACGATGATCCACGCCACCATCACTCAGCAGTTAAAACAGGATTGGACATGCTTACAGCAGTGGAAAAGTTCAATGATAAAATTGTAGCAGAAGGAAGACCACCGATTGGCATGGGTGCTGGCATTAATAGCGGACTAGGTTACTTGGGTGAAATGGGTAGTACGTCAAGACACAGTTATGATGTGTTAGGCGATGCTGTTAGTACTGCGGCACGTATTGAGAGCAAGTGTAAAGAATATGGATGTTTGTTACTTGTAGGCGAAACCACATACGATGCAACCAAGAATGATTTCTTTTACTTAAAGGTAGACGAACTTGCAGTAAAAGGTAAAACTGTGGGCATACGCATCTACACTGTACTAGGTGAAAAAGAACAAACAACTGCATGGCAAGCAAGCAAACAGTTACACATCGAAATGCATCAATATTATAGAGAGCAGAGTTTTAACAAAGCAATCACTTTATGCAACAAACTAAAAGGCTCATTTGATGGACAAATAGATGGGTATTATGATATGTGGATTGAACGCTGTGAATATATGCTAACACAAGATCTACCTGCTGCCTGGGACGGAATATTTGTGGCTACAACCAAGTAGACTAACTGAGCATTAAGTTTCGTACTTGCTCATAGTTAATTACGTCACTTGGTAAGCGATGTCGTTCTATGCGATCATGGTTATACCAATTGACCTGTTTCTTGAAGTTACCTAACAGTTCATCTACGATTATTTCTTTGAACTTTCCGTAAAAGTGTTGATGATTATATTCCAACACTTCTTGCATTTGTTCCTGCTGTTGTGCAATGTCTTTGTTTTTAAGTTTAGACAATTGCTCTACAATCATGTTGATACGCAATGTTGGATCTTGTTCTTGGTCGTAACTTTCATCTATCCATTGATCGAATGTACGAAAGCCATAACGTTTCAAGTATGCCAAGTTACCAGGTGCGCCCACAAGTATGAAAGGACGCTTGCTTACAATTGGTTTGAATATTTTTTCAGTAAGGTGTAAACTATCACCATAGTATACAGTTTCTGTTACCACGTGCCACAGTGCATCATATCCGTAAGATGTTAAATCAGCACTAGCATTGTTGTAGTCAACAGTATCAAGCACACTAGGAGTTGCTTGTTTAGCCAGGTGTTTAAATATGTGCTTCTTGGCGTCAACTGGTAATCTACTGTTGGTGTTGAACAGTTCATTCTTAACTAAATCACTTGTTAACAGAGGGGCTGAAATGTGTCCAAGATCTGTTAAGCCTCTTTGACTTATCTGCGAAAGCAAGTATAATCTGTAGTTACGATTATTAGTCAACAAGTGATTTAAACAAATAAATAGTTTTGTAGGTTTTACGTATGAATAGTCAAGATACTTATAGTTCCTAAACCAATCAAGAGCCGCAAATCCATGAAAAAAGAAATACCAATCTGCTACACCCCATTCCCTAAGGTACTTTCGTTTTTGTTGACTGACTTCAGAGTTAGCTAATACATGAAAGTTAACATCAGATATCATCATATTAACTGAAGGGTGTGACGGACTTGACGGCCATATATAGTTTTCAGTTGGGTGACCGGGATCAATGGTATGCGTATGGTACGCATCAAAGTAACGAACTTGATCTAAGTCATTGTAACTTAGTGGTTCTTCATGCCACCAAATACAACGTCCAACAGTTGAACCGTAAAAGTCTTCGCAATGCTGGGAGTACATAAAATGTTCGATGTTAGTACTGAAACTTGGAAAGAACCCAGCGTCGTACAACGACAGTGGTTTTAATAACTGTTCATATAAAAATAAACTAAACTTATCAACGGAGATCATTAATGCAAATAGGTTTTATAGGGTTAGGTAAATTAGGGCTTCCATGTGCTGAAGCAATGGCCACACAGTATTCTGTGACTGGCTACGATATTTACAACAAAACAAGTGACACCATAAAAATATCACCCTCACTGGAAGGTGCAGTTAAAGGCAAAGACATTGTATTCGTAGCAGTGCAAACTCCACACGATCCTGTGTACGACGGAAGTCGACCTATTACACATTTAGCAAACAAAGACTTTGACTATACTATAGTTAAACAAGTTTTAACAGACATAAACCAACATGTTGGACAGGAAACACTAGTAGTGCTAATCAGCACAGTATTACCCGGCACTACAAGGACACAGTTGCGTGATTGTGTGTCAGAAGCACGTTTTGTTTACAACCCCTACCTTATTGCTATGGGTAGCGTTGCATGGGATATGGTTAATCCTGAAATGGTTATTATTGGTACAGAAGATGGATCAGAAACAGGTGACGCAAAAGAACTTATTAACTTTTATAAGCCGTTAATGGAAAATGATCCCAAGTATAATGTTGGCACATGGGATGAAGCAGAAAGCATAAAGATATTTTACAACACATTCATCAGCACAAAAATTGGCCTGGTAAACATGATACAGGATGTTGCAGTGAAGAACGGTAACATTGATGTTGATGTGGTTACAGAAGCATTAGCAGGTAGCACACTGCGTATTGTAAGTCCCAAGTACATGAAAGCAGGCATGGGAGATGCAGGACCTTGCCACCCAAGAGACAACATTGCACTGCGTTGGTTAGCAGAAAGATTAGATCTCGGATACGATATATTTGACACTGTGATGCATGCTAGGGAAAAACAAGCAGAAAATGTTGCCAGTTACCTAACAGCACTGCAAAAGAAAAACAACATGCCGGTACGCATCATGGGCAAAGCATACAAGCCCGACGTTGATATACTGGATGGCAGTTATAGTTTGTTGATTGGGTATTACCTGGAAAAACAAGGTACAGACTTTGCTTATGTTGATCCGCTTACTAACGATATAGCAACCGATACCGACCAACCTGTTATAGCATTCCTGGCGCACAACAGACAAGTCACATATGGATATACTGGAAATAAAAAGCGACAAGAATTCTATTGTGATGTTGCTACAGGAAGCATCATAGTTGATCCATGGAGAACATATCCGAAAATAGACAACAACTATAAAGTAATACATTATGGAAACACTAGATTTAAAACAGTTTAATATTGATAGCAATATCATTGATGATGAGTACAAAAACTTAGATTACGTCATTGAAAAGTTCAATGATAGTGCAACACTAGAACATTGGCGCAATATGGGGTACAATGGGACTATCGGTGGGCAATTATGTGATATGCGTTCCCCACAACCAACCTGGAACAACCAAATAGTTAACACATTTGAGAAACTGTTTAACTGGAAAGATGTTTGTACCAGTTACTATAAAATGTGGCCAGGCTCAAGTTTGCCTAAGCACCAAGACACGTACAAAAAGTATATAGAAATCTTTAATCTAAAAGGACAAGAGCAGTCAATTTGGAGATCCATAGTGTTTTTGGAAGACTGGCAAAGTGGACATTATCTTGAAATAGATAACGTCCCGCACACAGGCTGGAGTAAAGGATCTGTGATAACTTGGCAGTACAACACACCACATATTGCGGCTAACTTGGGCATGACGCCGCGTTATACACTACAGGTAACAGGACATACATGATACACACCTATAACGAATGGGACAAACTACAGGAAATAGTAGTTGGTCGTGCAGATTGTGCTAACTGGCCCACAGATGATCCTGTGTTTGCTAAAGAAAGCGAAAAGACACTGTGGAAAGAAACCCCAGTGCCCACAGGCCCAGTACCACAGTGGGTTATTGATGAGGCCAATGCGGATCTGGATAACCTCGCTGGATTTCTAACACAGTGGGGAGTTACTGTACATAGACCCACTGACATGAACTTCCAAAAACTTGGTGGTATGTACAACTACTGTCCCAGGGACAGACTGTTGGTGTACGGTGATAAGATTATTGATTGTGCTATGATGTATCCCTGTAGGGATATGGAAATAGAAGCACTGGGCATGGTCACTGAAGGACACGAAGTTATTCGCATGCCACGCGATCAAGGCATGGTACTTGACGCTGCCAATGTTTGTCGCCTTGGTGATACACTGTTGGTGTTGGAAAGTGAAAGCGGAAATAAAAGAGCAATTTCCTGGTTGGCAAAACAGTTGCCTGATGCTATTATACAAACATGCAATTTTTACAGCGGAGTGCATATAGACAGCACCATTACCCCACTGCAAGAAGGCATAGTCATAGTCAACGGCAACAGAGTTAACAAGGATAACCTACCAAGTGTATTTAAAGACTGGGAAGTTATCTTTGTTAACGAAGTTGTTCCTCAAAGTTTTTATCAATACCCATACGCAAGTAAATGGATCGCAATGAACATGTTAGTAGTACAACCTGGTACGGTCATTGTGGATCGGGCGCAAACTGAACTAATAGAGTTACTTGAAAACAAATATAAAATGATTGTAATTCCCATGCAGTTGAGACATTCAAGAACGCTAGGGGGCGGATTCCACTGTGTTACACTGGATATAAATCGCACATTGCTAATAAATAGTTAATATACATAATAACTAAAAAAGAAGTAGACCAAAGCGAACCAGGTGGCAGAATGAAATTTGAATCATATACTGGGTGTTTATTGAATGCATATGAGCACCATGTTAGGCAAGCAGATGTAGTAAAGCGTAAACAGGAAATACTGTCGGGCGTAGGAGAGTTCTACAACATAGTACCTGACACTATTTTATACATTGGATTTAGTCCTGCTATTTTAGTTCAGCAAGCGGGACAGATTTACGTTACACACGTAAACGAACAGGTTTTAAATTTTTTAACAGAACGAAAAGTTCCGTTTATACATATACCAGAAGACCAGTTAGTCGACTACAAAAACAATTTCCAAGTTGTAGTAGCACTAGATGAGTACTTTACGTTTGCTGAGTCAGACGAGGGACAGAAACTATCAGTGGCTGAGATTTGTAACCTAGCCACGGAATACTTGATAACTACATGTAAGGATTACAAGAATCAAAGTTTCAAGGATCGTGAGTTTAGTGTTCCTGCACTGATTAGAAACAGTGGCAAGAACCAAATATTCTTAGAGTTACACGATTATGATTTACAAGATAGAAACAGTTGGAAAACCACAGTACATGAGATACTTGGTAGTGATATAAATGTTGCAGGACCATTTGCACGACGTGCAATGTTTTTTAAGCAATTGGCAAAGTTTGCTTATGATGCAGGAGCAACTAATTTCACAGTACATAAGAATTTAATGTACAAGAGTTTAATCAAGAAAAATTACGAACATGTAATTTCAATTCAATTTGACGGTGAGCATGGATCTTAATACACAAATAACTGATATAGTAGACGGAATAGTAAAACAAGTAGAAGCAGGTGTAGCAAAAAAAGTTGATCAGTTAATAGCTGATTCAATTAAAGCTCGCTTATCTACCTTTAACTTTACTGATGCAATCCAAAAAGCGGCCACAGAAGCACTGGATAGAAAAGCCTCCGAGTATAATGTTGATAGCAAAAAACTTGAAACACGTATTTTTGACCGGATCAACGAGACTATTACGGAAGTACAAAAACAAACAGATCAAACTGTTAAAGAAACAGTGGCTCAACGTATCCAAGAAATAGACTTTGGTAAAGCAGTAGTTAACGCAACTAGTATAGTAGTCAAAGATCAATTGAATGAAGTTATATTTCCTGATTCAAGTATTAAACCTGAATCGTTAGATTTGTCTACATTTAAGTTTAGTGGAGACAACATACACGGTGGTATAATCACAGAATTCAGCAGTACTGGTATCGACGATCGTGCTACCAACATTGCAGTTACTATATTAGATGATGTAACAGTTGTTGAAAACAATTTGCTTACAAAAGATTTAACTGTACAAGGTAACGTAACCATAAATGGAACACTGGACAAGGATTGTAGTTTTTATCAAGAACTGATTGATACTACATCAACCAACACTGTTAGTAAACTTAACAAAACCTTATTTGATGGATTTAGTAAAACTGTGTTTAATACAATTAAAGACAAAGGACTTGACCTAAACAAAATAACCATAAACGGCAAAGATGTTGTTATTGGTAATGCACTAGGATCCAACATAACCAATAGTAATTTACAAGAACTGGGTATGCTCAAAGAATTGCAAGTGTCCGGCGAAGCATTTTTGAGTGGATCATTGTATACTGTTAAGGGTCGCGTAGGCGTTAACACGTTTGAACCAAGTGCGGCGTTAGCAGTATGGGACCAAGAAATTGAAATTACTACAGGTAAGAAGGAAACAGACATAGGACGCATAGGAACTCCTAGGAAACAGTCGTTGGTGCTTAGTGCAAACAACAAAAACAATATTGTGTTAAACACAGACGGAAGTACAAAAGTTGACGATTTACGCATAGGGCAAGCCATGCGATTTACAGAAGGCAATCGAGCGCCAAACTATGCCAGTACAAAAGGACATGTAGTCTGGAACAACAACCCTAGTCTTGGCGGACCAATGGGATGGATCTGTTTAGGGTTAGCCAACTGGGCAAACTTTGGCATAATTGACTAGTGGCCAATCAAAAAGTATTTTGCAGTGTACCTTGGAGCAATCATCACTTCTACTGGGATGGTTCCTACGGTGTATGTAGTAGCGAAAGTAAGCGGCCCAACAAAGGCGAAAGTTTAAACAACACAAGTTTAGTACAATGGTATGACAGCGATACTATGCAAGACTTTAGACGCAGAGTATTGTCGGATCAACCGTTAGAAGAATGCAGTGTATGTTATAAAGAAGAAGCACAAGGTTACCAAAGTCGTAGGATCAAAGAGAACTACAAACTGGGCATATTTACAGAACATACCAGTAATGCATTCCAACAAAGTTTTGAACAAAGTACATGGCGCGAAAAGTTTCATGCGGACGGAACTACTGATGTGTTACCTATAGACTGGCATATAGACTTGGGAAACGAATGCAACTTTGCATGTAAGATGTGCATTCCAGAGGCTAGTAGTAAAATAGCAAGTGCATATAGATCCTGGGATATCGAGTACAATAAGAAACCGAACTGGGTTATAGATAAACAAAGTTGGGAACAGTTGCTAACTAACTTAGACACTGTTAAAGATCGCCTTAACAGAGTGCATGTCATTGGTGGCGAGCCTTTGATAAACAAAAGATTCCATCAACTTATAGACTGGTTACTGGAAAATAATTATCACCATATTAGTATAAGCACAGTGACCAACGGCACTAATGTAAATTTAGAGCTAGTAGAAAAACTTAAACAGTTTAGATTAGCACATTTAGAAATAAGCGCAGAAAGTATTAACCAAACAAATGATTACATTCGTCAAGGTTGCGATTACGTTGGACTGTGGAAAACTATACACGAACTTGTTGAGTTGCAATCAGACAAGTTTCAGGTAGTACTTAGATCAGCGCCACAGTTGCTTAGTGTGAATGATTATTATCAGTATTTAGATAAAGCATATAGTCTAGGGCTTGCTGTTGATAGTGTGCCACTAACTTACCCTTCATACATGGCAGTGAATGTGCTACCTTGGGATATCAGACAACAACTAAAACCTAAGTATCAACAGCTACTAGATAAATTGCAAACAAATGTAGATCAAACAAGTTTCGAAACTTTAGCAGTAGGAAGGGATACATCTAGGCTTTCACAAAAGTTAGCCAGAGAATGCCGCGGAGTGATCACAATGTTAGATAGTGAAGCACCCCATAACGTAGAAGAACTAAGAGTAGAGCTGATTCAATGGCTACAGCGTTGGGACAAAAAATACAACTATAACGCTATTGCACTTTACCCACAGTACAAAGATTTTTTGAAAAGTTATGGATACTCTGTATAACGTAAACATTGAGGTTTGTGTTAACCCCATAATACACAAGACTGTGCCACGCATCAGTTACGGGTTCGACAACACAACAATCAACACCATAGATCTAAGAACCCCTTGCATGCTGTCTCTTAACCATGACTTTGACAAAGGACCACACAGTTTTTGGGTACAGTTCCTGAACAAAGACTACAGCGAAAGCAAACCAGACCAAGGTATTGACATGGCCGTGGAAATTGACAGCGTAGCTATCCATGACATCAAATTGGACAGGCTCAAATGGGCAGGCAAGTTTTATCCAATGTATCCGAAAGATTGTGAACACAATGACCCAGTATTACAGCCACATACCTACTTGGGCTGGAACGGAAAATGGGTAATAGAGTTTTATACACCAGTGTTTACCTGGATTCACCGCTTGGAAAACCTAGGTTGGCTATATTCTACTTGACTTTTTAGTTAAATACTAGTATACTGTTTTATTCTAAACAACTTCTATAAGCAACTATGTCTGATCAATTGACGATCCATAAAGACGGTAAAACCAAAAAAGTAGAATTCAGTTGGGACCGTAGTAACAGATTCAGCCTCGAAGAACCATTCGACGATGACATGCCAGACTACTATATCATAATACATGATTTTCAATGGTGGCTAGACAACGAACTTGAAGTCTGTGGGTGGATGGATAACAACTTGCCCAAAGGCAGCAGACATAGGGAAGGCGCATTGATAGTGGTACCAACAGTAGCAGACGCAAGCAAGTTCTTGCTCAGATGGCAAGGCAAAAAAGGATAACAATGTTAGCATTGTTATCAACAAAAAGGGTAACAATAATGTTAAAACAATTATTATTAGTAGTTGCTGTACTTGCGATACCACATGCTCATGCACAGCAGAGAGAAAGAACGCACCTGGAACAGTTTGCGCAACCTGAATTGTGTGTATACAAAGCCAAACTTGCCGCGGCAGGTGCTTGGTTAAGAATTGAGAAGCATGCCACAAACTGTAACAATATCAAATACTTCTGGCATGGTGATGAAACTGAATACGAAATAACCCTAGTTAAAGAAGCAACCTGCAAAGGATTTGAAATAGTCTTGGAGCTAAAGTCAGATCCGATGAAGGCGGGTGATGCTGCTTACTTAGATTGCATGGCAAAGGCCCCATAAAAAACAACTGTACGGAGAATAGATAATGCGTGTGAAAATTGGAAATTATATAAATGATTTTGGCCCATACCAACTAGCAGAACTACTTTGCTTTTGGACAAAAGACGTAGAAGACGAATGCGGAATGAAAGGTAAACCTGTCTGGGTTCGCAATTTTGGTGAATGGCTTGCTCACGGTAGTGTAGAACCTGCTGCAGAGGTTGGTGATATTACCAGTTGGGATCGAGGTCGACACAACACTTTGCTATCTAAGTTCTTAGCTTGGATTCACAGCAAAAAAGAGCAAACAGTCCAAGTACACATTGATCGGTGGGATACCTGGAGTATGGATCACACACTGGCGCATATTGTGCTACCTATGCTCAAGCAACTTAAAGAAACCAAACACGGCGGCCCTTGTGTTGACCTAAAGGATGTGCCAAAAGAACTGCACGGTAAGAAACTAACCAAGAAGCAACGTGCAAGTGGTGAAGTTGACGACAAGTATTTTGAACGGTGGGACTGGGTATTAAATGAAATGATCTTTGCGTTTGATAGCAAGATCAATGACGACTGGGGAGAACAGTTTCAATCTGGGGTAAGTGACATACAGTGGAAGAAACTAGAAGGCGGCGCCAGTGAATTGATGAACGGACCCAATCATACTATGGTTTATGACCACGACGGAATGAAATTACACGAAGCTCGTATACAAAATGGATTCCGCCTGTTTGGAGTCTACCTCCAGAACTTGTGGGATTAGAGATGAAGAAAATACTGGTCACAGTTCTTGTTGTCATTGGCTTTGTAATTGGAGTTGGCCTGACAGATGAAAATTTGGAAAAGAATCTCCTTGAACAAGCATCACAAGATTTGGGAATAGAAATACCCAGTTTTACGTCAGACAAATATCCTCATGTCATGATAGTCCCACGTGATCAAGTTGAATCGGTGGTGTGCAATAATAAATGTGATGCACTTGCCGCCCAGTGGGGCAACATAGTCTACATCGCAGACGAAGTGGATTTAAACACAGTAGAAGGACAAAGCATAATGTACCATGAAATGATACATGCACTACAATATGCAAAGTACGGTAAAGCACCTAGTTGCCAGGAATGGTCCAGAAGAGAAATAGAAGCTTATGTACTGCAGGATCAATGGGTACAAAAACAAGGCGAAGATATTCCTTGGTTAAGAGAGATACTACCGTCGCTGGAAGTACGATGTCGACTTATTTCCAACCAACTAAGAAACGCAGAATAAGTTATTCTGCTTGACCCAACGTATTCTTCTATCATACTTGAATGTATCTTGTGTAACTATTTGTGTTGACCCCATTTCTGTGTCAACAATACTAGGGCAACTGTAAACAGTTTTTCCTGCGTTTGCGAGAGTTGTAAAACTTGGATTTGATGGGTCATGTAAACACATGTCCCATGCGGCACCGCCTACTAGGAATGTTTCCCCTACTAATTCTGTTACCGTTTTAACTACAGTTATGTTATTTTGAAAGTGTTCATAGAAGCACTCATGTGTTCTATAATCTTGGTTTGCGAAAAAGTATACATTATCAAAAGAATATTCAGATATGAACTTGATAATGTTTTGGTAAAACTGACGAGCTTTGTAATTCTTGCTCACATGGATCCATTTATCTTCCCAACAGTCCACGAGCAACAGCCCGTCGAATTTCATCTACAAATTTTGCTAATGTGTTCTTGCTGTATAAAACTTACTTCGGACCAATCCATCCACTCTTCAGTGCCAGGTGGGATCAAGTAAATCTTAATCATGTTGCCTCTGTCGTCACCTAGTGCAATAGTACTTAGAGCAACATGTACAGGCTTGCTGTCAGGAAAGTTTTCTGGTGAACAATCCACAAAGAACAACATTCTACGCATATGAACTTCGGGATTGTTGATGTATGGCCCATTTATTTCCCAGTAACCTTCAAATACACCAGGCTTACCTAAAACTTCATCAATTTCCTCATGCCTGAATGTTAATTCGTCCATTGGTTCGTGAATATGTAGAGCAGGATCATCAATGTATTCACGTTGTGCTAAACTGCATAAAGGTAATAACAATGCTAGGGCAATTACTAACTGCTTGATTTGATTCATAAAATATCCTCTCGATGTATTACTTATTTGCGCATTGACAACAGATAAAAAAACCAGTATAATACACGCATGTTTACACAAAATCTAAAACGTATTGGCTTTGCATGTAAGTACTTGGATCCTGATCAAACGCAGAAGAAAAAAGTACTTGAAGAGATTCAGCGTCCATTCAATACCAAGTCAACTACTGTGTCCTGGCTAGATAGGCAAACACGTGATGTCGCAGAACAACGACTGTGGGATATTATGGTACACAACATACAGTCGTATTACAACCTAATAGAATATGTAGGAGGATTACCTGATGAGCTACGGATGGTCAGACTTGGCAGTGATTGTCTTCCAGTATACACTCATGATAAATGGTCTTATTACTGGAGGAATCCTGATGTACGTGAGTACTGCTCAACTGCGTTTGCGAAAGTCGGTGACTTGGCTCGCCTTTTGGATGTGCGGATTAGTTTTCATCCTGGCCAGTTTACTGTTCTTGCAAGCGATAACCCGGATATTGTACGTCGCAGTATAGAAGAGTTTGAGTACCACACTGACATGGCCAGATGGATGGGCTTTGGTAAACAGTTCCAGGACTTTAAATGTAATGTGCATATATCAGGTAGGCAAGGTCCAGATGGTGTAAGACAAGCATACAAAAAACTTAGCCCAGAAGCACGTAACATAATTACCATTGAGAACGAAGAAAACTCGCATGGACTTGATACTTGTCTTGAACTAGCAGACCTTTTACCTATTGTGTTGGACATACATCATCATTGGTGTAGAGAAGGTGAGTACATTGATCCAAGTGACGAAAGAGTTAAACGTGTAGTGGACAGTTGGCGTGGTGTCCGCCCAACCATGCACTACAGTTACAGTCGTGATGAACACTTACCTGATAACTTCGAACATGATGTGTTACCCGACATGAAATTATTATTAGACACAGGGTACAAAAAACAAAAACTGCGAGCTCATAGCGATTTCTATCCTAATCAGACTGTGAATGCATGGGCACTGAGTTTCCACGATAGGTTTGATATCATGGGTGAGTCAAAGATGAAAAACTTGGCAAGTTTTGCCTTACATAATCAACATAAATATACACATGAAAACTTATAGTAACTTATTGTCGTTAAAAGAGTGCGATGATTTCAAAATGTTCTGGGAACAAAATAAGAGCAATTCTTATGTAAACTGGGAGATAGAAAACGAAGTACTAGATAGAAGGTTAGACGTTACTCCTGACCATACAGAACAATGGAGTATTATAAAACGCATAACAGACCAAGTTTTCAATGAAACATACGATATTTGGTCCGCCTACCAAGAACAATCTTTTTGTCACGATATTCATATAGACGATTGCATGAAAGATCGGTTAGAATATCAGAGATATACTATTATTTTAAGTTTAGATAGTGTACCTCAATTTAAAACTATAGTTTGGCAAGACGAGTGTGTTGATAACGAAGAACTATTGAAAAAAATAAGGCTGTGGGAATTAAAAAAGAACAAAAAAATAAGTAGCATTAGCGAGCATCAAGACTTAGAACATACAATCGAGCATAATGAAAATTACTTTTGCGACTATCTAAATCTAGATGGTATCTATACTTACGAGCAGGGCGGTGGCGCGGCATTCAAAGCAACACAAATCCATTGCACTAGTAATTGGAAAAAATACAAACAATTTACTAGTAGACAACTGTTACAGATACACGTACTAGCAGATCACATACAATAAAAATTTGCCCTATTATCGGGTTTACTGGCGCAATAAATACGTGCATGAATACTATACTTGGCCGCATGGCTTCCCTTAAGAATGATACACTATCCGGTTTAACAGTTGCACTAGCATTAGTTCCAGAAGCAGTTGCTTTTGCATTTGTTGCAGGAGTTGGACCACTGGTAGGACTTTACGCCGCTTTTATTGTAGGATTAATCACAGCAGTTATGGGCGGTAGACCCGGAATGATCAGTGGAGCAACAGGAGCACTAGCAGTGGTTATGGTGGCACTGGTTGCGAATCACGGTGTTGAATATTTGTTTGCCACTGTGGTTCTCATGGGCATGATTCAGATACTTGCAGGCGCACTCAAAGCAGGTAAACTGATACGCATAGTACCTTACCCTGTTATGCTGGGTTTTGTTAATGGACTTGCTATTGTTATCTTCCTAGCACAGTTAAAACAGTTTGGTGTAGATGGTGAACCTGGATGGTTAGCCAACACATTCCTAGCAGGATCAATTGTTGACGTAGCATGGTTACAAGGATCAACCATGTACTTGCTGTTGGCTCTGATTGGTGTAACCATGTTGATAATTCAGTACTTGCCACGACTAACAGGAGCAATACCTTCGTCACTGGGAGCAATACTGGTTGTGTCTATTTTGGTTTGGGCATTTGCGCTGGACACAAGAGTAGTAGGAGACATTGCAAGTATCAGTGGCGGATTACCTAGTTTCCATATACCAGCAGTTCCTTTTAACTTCGAAACACTTATGATTATTTGGCCTTACTCAGTTGTGTTGGCCGCTATAGGATTGATTGAATCTTTGCTCACACTTCGCCTAATAGATGAAATGACACAAACACGTGGGCGTGGCAACAAAGAGTGTGTAGCGCAAGGTGTTGCTAACACTGTTACAGGGTTCTTTGGTGGTATGGGTGGTTGTGCAATGATTGGACAGAGCATGATCAACATCACATCAGGCGGACGTGGACGTTGGTCTGGTATAAGTGCTAGTCTGTTCCTGCTGTTGTTTATACTAGCGGCGGCACCACTTATCGAACAGATACCAATTGCGGCACTGTTGGGTGTTATGTTTATTGTGGTAATTAAAACATTTGAATGGTCCAGTTTTCGTATAATCAAACGTGTACCACGTAGCGATGCATTTGTGTTGATAACTGTGAGTGCTGTTACAGTGTTTACTGACCTGGCATTTGCTGTTATGGTTGGTGTTATTATAAGTGCATTGGTATTCAGTTGGCAACATGCCAAACACATTAGTGTTACAGCACGTGAGAATCACTACGGTAGTACAGTATACGCAGTGCATGGTCCTTTGTACTTTGGATCAGTAACATCATTCTTAGAAGGCTTTAATCCTAGCAAGGATAACAATCATGTTGTGATTGATTTTGCTGACAGCAGAGTTATTGACCACTCAGGACTAGAAGCAATTGATACACTAAGCGAACGTTACATAAGCGCAAACAAAAAACTATCCCTAGTGCATCTCAGCCCAGACTGCAAGCAGTTGTTAGAACGTGCAGGCAATCTAGTTGAAATAAATGTTATCGAAGATCCTAACTACTTTGTAGCAGAAGACAAACTGGACTAATTTCTTTTGACAAGAGCATATCTCATATGCTATAACTACGTATAATATTTGTTGCGTCACAGCATAAATACCATTGTACATCGATCATGTACAAGTTCTTTTAACAACACAGGAGGTTACAAACAAGAAGAATGATAGAAAGTCTACTAGAAAAACTCAAAAAGTTTTACAATAAATTATTACAAGCACAGAAGTACAGAGCAAGAGCAAAATTATCAAGGTCTAAACATTTAGGTGGCTACGTATGGTAAAGATACTTAAAGCAATCAAAAGTTGGTTTGACGATTCGGACCGTGCCGCACTAGAAAGATACCTAGGCCAAGCACAAAACTACGCAGATCTAGAAGATAGAATGCGCAAGTGGCAAAGCAGAAGCACATTCGTATAAAACACTAAAAGGCGATTAAAAGATCGCCTTTTTTAATCTACATAAGGAAGCAATTCGCTTTCTAGTAGCCTGCTTACCTCATTATACCAGTCATGCGTAAAAATAAGATTCTTATTATGATCAACAATAGGTTTAACCTGTTCAAGTATAACCTCAGGATCCTGCTGGCACAACCACTCGCATTGTTGCATAGCCATGGACCAACGCTTCTCTGGGTTTGGCTCTGTATCGTAGCTCTCATCAATGATACTATCAAACGTTTTAAAACCAAACGTTCTCAGATTCTTTAAGTAGTATTGTCCTGCAAGTGCAACAAATAATCTACCTGCCATAAGTGGTTTGGTAACTTTCTCTGTGTAGAAACTAAAATCATTCTCTGCATTAGTTTCTGCAATTAAGCTGTAGTTGGTTTGATTGTATATCTTGGTTGGTATTATTTGACTTATGCCCAACTCATGCCCATGATACTTTACCCTATCCACACTGTGGTTAAGTGTGCCGTTTTCGATAGTTTCAATACCATCTTCGTTCATATCAAATCCAGACTGGGATAGTGGTTGATCAATCCTGTGATAGTATGTTGTATAGTAAAGATCCACATTAAGACTTGCACGTATAAAGAAATATGCAAAGTCTCTATGATCTCGTTGGGCTCCTAACAGCACATCAAACATTTTGTCTTTGGATCCTGATGCTAGTTTTTGTTCCAGGAGTCCAGGTTTTATGTCTTTGTAGAAATGCAATGGCTGACTAAACCAATCCATCCACGGATACACTTTTGCGTGAACAAACTTATGCTGAAATATACCATTCACATATATGCTAATTTTTGGTTTGTCTAAGCGTGTAAGTTGTTCTGCTGTAGCACGATGTAATTCACTACAGAACACAAACAAATGATCAACCTGTTCATAACATTGCTTTAGTCTAACCATCCATTCGCTTTGATCCGGGAACGGAACATGGAAACTAGCAAGTTTTACTTCGTGTCTGCTGGCCAGGAAACGGCCAAAAGAAACGGCACCTTGGTAATAGTGCCGTTCTTCATTAAACCTAACATTAGGTAACTGGTTAAAATGATATTGACTTACTCCACCACCGTCGTGGAACACTCCAACATCCTCAGTGATCATTTGCTAGGTTTTTTAGTAGTAGTCTTTTTGGTTTTTGTTGTCGTGGCTTTGGCTTTGGCTTTAGCTGGAGCCTTCTTTTTTGTGGCTGTTGTAGCTTTTTTTGCTTTTGGTTTTCTTGTAACCTTGGGTGCTTCTTTGGTTTTTTCAAAATCGTCTGCTACAGGAAAGGGCCAGGCTGCAAGCTCACCTGACTTGGATTTCTTTTGTTTGAGCATGACGTGACCTGTGTCTTTATCCATCTCCCATTCGTTCTTATTACTAAATAACCAATTAAATAACTTTGAAAGCATTTGTTTCTCCTTGAATATATTCATAAGTATTTATTTTTTACTCAATTGGTTGAATAAAAATATTAACAAAAACAACCAGCCTCAACAGATAAGAAATAACATCTCCAAAACTCCATGATTATCGTTTAGTTGTCCAAAAAGGATATGTTTTAATTGACATAGCCTTTTTTCTATGCTACTATAACTCTGTTATTAACAAACCTTAAACAATGACTAACATGACTAAACTAAACAGAGCCGCAGACGAAGCAGTATATATTTTGCAACTTAGTTCACAGCAGGCTAAACGGTACATACAGCGCAATGCACGATGTACTGAAAAAGAAGCCAGCCTTGCGTTTTCTCAAACAGTTACATTTCACAAGTCGTGATTGATTGGATTGGTGCAATTGTACTAGTCGCAGTGGTTACTATTTCATTAACTGCATCAGGTTGCGCAACAGAAAAGTCAAGCAAACTGTCCAATATGGACAAGTGGCAAGCTAATTGCGCCAATGCTGGCGTCGAACGCCAGCTGTTCCTAAAAAACATTATATTACTTGAGCGATCGGATCTAGAGGCAGATGCGTTGTCGAGAGAAAAGGTTGCACGTTTAAATGAACTGTTATTAGAATCGGATAGACTATGCGGCGTAAATGGATTTTATTCACAGCAATCCTAGTTTCTATTACAGGGTGCCAATCAGTAAGCAACATAACAAAAACTGAAGCACGTTTAACAACAGACCAACTTGAATACTATGAAATTGATTGTGATAGTAAAAATCAACTAGCTATGTTAGAAACTCAAAGAGTTTCGAGAACAGACTACATGAAAAATCAATTATTGATCAGAAGTCCTATTGGTTGGACCATGAGTTTGTTAGACGGAACACTTGATGAGAGATACAAGATAGATAAAGGGCAAAGAACAGCAGTGCAACGTCTAGCGGAATATCAGCATAGGTCTTGGTGTCAATGAAAAAACTTTTATTTTTAGTTTGTATTTTTACATTTCAAAGTGTTTATGCTGATTGCTACTTTAGACGAGAAGTACTAAGTGTTGGGGGCTTGCCTGTTGCAGACGAACGTGAATCAGCAGTACTACAAGGTAATGATGTATACGAATGCACCTATGCCTTTAAAGTTTTAGTAAATGGTGTGTGGACACAGGCAGAGCGTACTGGGATCCACGTTAACAAAACACATGCATGTTTAATAGCACGGGATCAGGCTAGAACGTTCGTACTTACAGCAGTACCAGATGAGTACGAAGTTGATGTATTACAAAACACAGAAATGGTGTGTGACTCTCGCAAACAAGAACGCCAACTGTACGTGGACATTGGACAAGTGGTTAACTTGAGTGATTTAATAATTGACCCAAGATTTATTAAAAATGGGCAAATACAATTGATAACACCATATGATGCACCTCACATGAGTTGTGCTATATTTTTAGAAAACGTAATACGCAAAGATGGTGTAGCAATACAAAACAAAGGTTATGCCTGTGCAACAGGTAATGCATGGACAGTTTGGAAGAAATGGGAAGCCGCAAGGATTGACAATTCATAAAGTTTAATGTATAGTAGGTATATCATGACAGGACAAACAAAATTTTTAATCGCCTTGGGACTACTTTTTATACTTGGTTACTACACAGTATCCAGTGAAGAAGTAAGACAAGAAGTTTTAACTGAAACTATCTCAATTGAGGAGTAGAATATGACTAGAGTAATTGCTTTAGGGCTATCTTTGTTGTTAGGTGCATGTGCTTCAACAAAAGACCCTATGATGGTAGAAATTGAAGAAGCAAAAGATCGGCGAGCTGATACCGTTGAAGCGGTACTAGACACACAGCCAGACTGGTACAAGAAAGGTTGTACGCAGATTAGCGAAATTGCATGTGCAATGGCTATAGGTGAAAGCACAAGCCTGCAAGCCAGCGAAGATATTGCAATGGAAATTGCCAAAGGCAAGATTTGTGATACAGCAGGTGGTACCGTGGATAAAGTGTCCAAAACCTATAGAACAATTGATGGTGGAGATGCTACAATAAACAGTAGAACCAGTATCAGGAGTGTGTGCGACAGTGTAGATGTGTCAGGAATACTTGTTGGTAACAAAGAAGTGTTTGCTCTAAACGACAAATACATGACCTACATTGAGCTTAAGATTCTACTAGAAGGTAACAGTTTTAGGGATCGTAAGCAACGAGCGCAGGTAGGAGCAAGTGCTGAAGCTAACGCTGATGCAATGTTAGAAGAACTAGAGTAACTCAAGTTAATAATTTGGACGCTCCTACGATGTTAAATACTTGTAGGAGCGTTTTCAATGAATATACTCAGATCAATAATGGAGCGTCCGCTTCCAAAGATTACTTTCCAAAAAAGGAAAATGTACCGACCTAGTATGGATGAAACAATATATACGTATAGATTGATCAACTACTATATATTTGATAACGCACTAACAATGCCTGACATCACACTAGGACAACCACAAAAAACCTGGGCCTACTGTCTTTGGTATCACGAGTTACAGTCCAAAGGCACGTTTTGCACAATACATCTCAATAAGAACTGGATTTGCAGGCAGTGGTTTGTGAACGTACTTGCACACGAAATGGTGCATCAGTGGCAATGGGACGTTTACCGTCCAACAAAAAATCCAAACTATAACAAGTACACCCACGAAAGTTTAGCACATGGTCCTAGTTTCTTTTCGTGGAGAGATACGTTTGCAGAACACAGCATGTGTCTAAAGCGAACATTTGGTCAAAAACGTTGGTACAAACATCAGAATTTTAATAAGTGCTAAAGCGATAAATATCATAATGCACATTAAAGATATCATAAACGAAAGTACACTATCCGATCACGAAGATGAACTACGAGACTTTGTAAAATGGACTTGTGATAAACTAAAGATCAAAAAAATGCCACGTCTAGAGTTTCAAGATTCAAAAGAATCAGGTGATCAAAAGAAAACAGCACACTTTGATATGCAGGACGGTATGATTTGGATATACACAGGTAATCGTAACCTTGCTGATATTATGCGCAGTGTTGCGCACGAACTAACACACTACAAGCAGGACGAAAAAGGACAGGTGTCTCCAGATCAGAGTTATCCAGGATCACCTATAGAACAGCAAGCAGACGCAGTTGCTGGATACTTGATGAAACTATACTTAGACAAAGAGCCAGGAGCGTTAGAATGAGAGCAAGCGAGCTGTACGAATCACAAAAACTAAGTTTAGAAGAACTTAAAGCCGCTATAGACAGTGGACAAGCACCCAAGGTACAGCCAGCTGGTTGGTCTGCTCGAATGAACAGCTTTGGTGAACTAGCTGAATTAGGCTACATGACTTCAGACGAAACACCAATGCGTGGTGGCAGGGACCGCAACGCCAATGACTGGGTGGTTACACAACAGTATGTAGGTCCTGGCCCAGTAACACTGGTACGCAGTGACGGCACAGAGGAAGTTATAAACTCTGGATGGACAAATCAGGTAGAAGTAGATAGATCATGAGAGCCCGTGAATTTGTAATAGAAAACTTTGCTGACGGTAAAGTAAAAGGCAAAAGCAGACCAGGCAGAGTTAAAAAGTCTGGTGCTAGTTGCAAAGGCTCAGTCACTAGTTTACGAGCAAAAGCCAAGAAGTATTCAGGCGAACGTGCCAAAATGTATCATTGGTGCGCCAATATGAAGTCCGGCCGCAAATAAAACTCTTTATAAATCAATAACTTACACTCCAATTAAAAAACGGTTGACCTGTTGTCCAAAATAGTCTATAATACGTAAGTATATTAACTAGTAACAAGGGCTAACAAATGACACAGACACAACAAAAAACATTTATAAATTACTGCTACGAGTTTTACGGTATCGGTGGTATTTACGATTTGGGTGTTACCATAGAGGACGTCGCAGATGCGGTTGCATTATATAAAGTTAAGTGTAATCGTTACCCAGAAATGTGGGGCGATGGTGATAGTGTAGACCGTGAAAGAGTTCGTGATATCCTGGTTGTGTTATTTCATAATAAGGAGTTTGCATAATATGACACCATTTGCTAAAGAAGATTTTAACTGGGACGGTGACTATCTAACTTATTCCGGTGCCTATAACGGTTGCAAAATGATGATGCAAGTAAATCCAAACGCACATCCTAGTTGGGAAGGTAAGAGATACCCAAAATTTGTTGCTAGGTTCAAAAACAACAAAGGTCAAAGGCGCCGCTTTCAAAAGTTCTTAATTGAAAACTTTAGGTGTGAAGAATACTTCAAAGCCGCAGAAGCTACTTCACCTCTTCAAGCGTTAATGGCCAAAGGGTTTACTAGTTAGTTTCTGTAGTTTAATTTTAATAGGAGAGTAAACATGGGTTATTTTAGTGAACTTGAAACAGATGTACTTGACATGTATTGTGCTGAAGTTCCAGTTGAGCAAATTGCTGAAGAATTTGGTATCAGTACCGAGTTGGTAGAAAAGATCGGCCGCAAATGGGAAAAGGACAACGATAACGCTCTAGACTATGCATAATATTTTGGTTGACCTTTACGTCAAAAGAGTCTATAATACGAAGTATATTAACTAGCAAGAGAGGCATACAATATGGAATACGACATAAACTTGGTAGAAGTACTTATGAGACCAACCCAAGATTTAGAAGAAGCAGTTTGTAAAGTAATGAAGTATTTCAAGTGCGATGAGGATCAAGCAGTTAGTATGGTGAATGGAGTAATGGCACATTACGATATGGAGGCACAGAATGATTAATTTTGTTGCAGGTATTGTAGTAGGTATCATTATTAGTAGTGTTGGGTTTACAGTTATTGCCGAAAAAGTTGACCAAGGCATTGGTGTGGTCCAAGAGAGTGTTAAAAAAGCAGTAGAGTAAAAACGGTTGACATAAGAAGTAAATGGTAGTATAATCGAAGATGTATTATTTGTTTTTTAATTTTAATTTTTTAGGAGTTATTGACTATGACTAATAAAACTTTCGCAGTAGCAGGTGTTTCTACGCTTAAAGGTGTTACTAAGGTACGTTTCGCAAATGATATGACACGTGTTAAAATCCTTGTTAAGGATAGGCATGAGAATATCGATCTTGTTTCACTTACAGATGCGATGAGCAAAGGTGAAGCAGTAAAAGCTCTAATGGGTATGGACACAATGATGAGTGATCCGCTCAATGCAGAAGCAATCCGTGCCGCAGATGCCAAGTACAATGGCAGTGTTAAGGTTACTAAACAAGAAGTAAGTTTGGATAGCATTAAGGCACGTGTACTAGAAGGCAGTGTAGCAGTTGAATCTGAAATGGCTTAATACACTACACACCTAGTAAAAGGGCCTCTGGGCCCTTTTCTAGTAAATACAAGTTATTGCTGTATGAAGTAAGGGGAAAGGTATTTCGGACGCGGGTTCGACTCCCGCCACCTCCACCAAGAGTATTTTGTTACAGAGTATTGTTGATGGGGGTGTCAAGGTTTCGACGGGGTAAATGAGTACTTGAACAGACAGCACGGTAGGCGATGACCGTTAATCAAGCAACTATAATAACTGCAAATGAAAACAGTTACTTTGAGGAGTTTGCGCTAGCCGCGTAAAACTTTTCCGGGGTTGGTCACCTTGTTACCCAATAACCAGCAGGGCTTTCGGGCCCTGCTTTTTCTTTAGTTCTAGGATTTAAAATGGCTATAGCGATGCAATCATTACCATATGTTTATAAACTACCCGATGGTACATATATTCACGTTACTATGCGACAGTATGGCGGTATTGCGTTAAGTGGAGAAGCACTTGAGGACTTTAACAGTGACATGGCTAGATTAAACGTAGTAGAAAAGGCCCATTTAGGCAAATACCAAGTACAAAGAGAAACAATAGAAGGAACCGTTAACATAAACGGACAGTCTTACCCTAAAGTACCACTATTAAAATCTACGTATCCTAATGAATCAGAGTTGCCAGACTTCAGTGATGATTACTTTAGTATTATGTGGAAATGGGGTACTATAATGACACAAGACCCCAATATTAGGTACCATGCTCCAGGAGCATCAGGTAATAGTTACGTCAATGAAAAAGATCCCTGCATCAAAGAAGTTGGCACATATGGCGACAAGCATAAAATGTGTACATGGTCAACTATTACTAATGTACAGTAAAAATAATAAATACGTTATATATATGCTTTAGGAGAGAAAACAAATGGCTTACATATTCATAGCTAATGATTTAATATACACACATGATGATGCTACTACTACACAGTTTGAATGTAGAGACTACGGTACGGTTAAAGGATTAACTGGCTCAGACTTATCTACAATGAACGCTAGATTCGGCGCTTATGATACTGCAATGCAACCACTAATTGATGCAGGAACCTTAGTTGTTGAGGGTAGTCCAGCTGATTCAGCGGTGTTGTACAAAAAGTACACATTTACTACAGACCCAGTACCAAGCGAAGATTGGTTTGCTGACATAGTAGCAAATGACGCAGATGCTCAGTCCGTTAATGACGAAATGCAGGCTGATGCTAACGTCACCTGGACAACAAGATCTTGGACAGATAGAACTTAGTATCTTCAATCAATACTTATTGAGAACTGGGCTATAGAGATATAGCCTAGACTCTATACTCAACCATATTATGAATAAAACTTTCTGTATCCTTCCTTGGACGCATTTCTTTCACGACGCTACCGGTAAAGTCTCGCCCTGTTGTAATGCTAATTGTAGCAGAACGGACGGCGATCAAACCTCTGATTACGGGAACATGCGAGATTATGATACTCACATGGACATAATGAATCAGGACAACTTTAATACGTTACGACTTAATATGTTGGAAGGTAAAGAGACTACTGAATGCCAGCCCTGTTACGACATAGAAAAGCATGGTGGAAAAAGTTTTAGACAAAGCAAGAACACAATGTTGGATCAAATGATCACCATGGACGAGATTGAAGAAATGACCAATCCAGATGGTAGTCTCAAAGACTTTAACATGCGATATTGGGACATTAGGTTTAGCAACGTATGTAATCTAAGTTGTCGTATGTGTGGTCCAGAATACAGCCATACCTGGGCAAAAGAAGTTGATAAACGATTCAATGGTAAACACATAGTCAAAGCACACGAGTCAGAAGAATGGTCCGACATGATCAGTAAGTATGGCCCATTGGATGAGTTATATGACATATACTTTGCTGGTGGTGAAGTTATGTTCCAGAAAGAACACTGGCAGATGCTGGATCACCTAATAGACATTGGTAAAACAGATGTTATGGTGATGTATGTTACCAATTTAACCAAGTTGGATTACGATGGATACAAGTTACTAGACTACGTACCCAAGTTCCGCGACGTGACATTTACTGTTAGTATGGACGGCACAGGCGACCTATTGGAGTATATTAGGTGGGGTAGCAAATGGGACCAGATAGTTAAGAATCTAGATACTGTTAACAATTTGCCTAACGTACACTTGCGAGTAAATCATGTTACCATGTGGTACAATGTTCTTGCATTACCTAAAACGTTAGACTTTTTGTATGGTAACGGTTATCTCAAAGAACCGTACCAATTGGATCTATGCATTGCACAAGAACCTGAGAATCATGTGGGTGCTCTACCTGAGGATCTCAAATTAGTAGCAATAGACAAAATAAAGCATAGCACGTACTATGTCAATGGATTGTTAAAAGACAAACTAGATGCAATATGCAATGCAATGATGACTGTGGAATATCCTTTACCAATCGAACATACCGAGACCTTAGACACACGTCGCGGTTGTAATATCGTAGACGTTCTGCCAGAGATTGAACCTTATTACTTAATTGGTGAAAATTAAATTGACACAAGGGTAGTAATACCATATAGTATATACTCAAAGGAGGTGTTATGTTATATGAACTTATTCTAGTAACCAACCTAGGTATCAACCCTGTGGCCGTTTACGACAACGAATACGAGTGCATGATGGGAGCAGAAGATTGGAAAGAACAAAACATAGCGGCAGGATGCGTACCTAAAATATCCCCAGAAGATGCATTTGAAAGACTGTTAAATATTATGAACGAGTTCGATCAAATAATCAATGATGGCTCTGCGCAGGGTATAATAAACGAATTACCGGAACAAGTCGAATAAAGGACATTCAAATGGGCATGGGTATTACTATACAAACACTAGACAGAATTAAACAGTCAGATCCAGATAAGCATGATCTATTACATAAATTATGGCAAAACAGTTTTGGTGAAGGAGCCACAATTGGATTTGTAGAAGCACAATGTGACGCCGCTGGTCTCAACAACACAGGCAACGAAGATATTGACTTTGTTATATCTGCTATTAAGCTCAACATCAGTAACCAGTAAAATGTGAAAAACAATATTGAACTGGTAATAAGCCATTACGAAGGTTCTGGCGGAAACTTTTTAGGCAGACTGTATGCCGGCAAAAATCTAGACTCACAACCAGACTTTCGTGTTGACACGAATCGTGACCCTTACTCTCTGCCTATTAACGGTAGGGACAATTGGTATGAAGAACTAGAACAGGATCTAGTAGATCACACAGTGCTGATAACGCACAACTACGATCGTGAACTTATAACGAACACCTTTCCCACTGCTAAACTAATACAACTATACCCTTGTAGACAAGTTGGCAACTGTCTGTATAATATATCCTATAAAAAACTATCTTTAAGCATGTCTAACGCAGTAGATAACCATTATATACAGATCCAAGATTGGTATGAACACTACACCAAGCATACGCCAGAATACCCTTGTGTTGACCCTGTAGACCTGTCTAATAAGCCGTTTGTTGAGCAGTTATTAGGCGTTCAGTTTACTGTAGAACAAGATAGATACTTTAACAAATACTGGAGTAATCAACTCAAGTATCGGTTGTCTATCCCCACTAAACCCTTGTCAATGCTAGATTTGGTTAATCTTTGGGCTATTCAGAACTGGTGTACAGAATGGTCAGTAGCATTCCTACTGTATGTGTACGAGCTAACACATGATCTGTTTGATCGTAGGAAATGGAGCATAGATCAACAGGACCTTACTAGTTGGGATAGCGTGTATCTCCTTGAAAAACAATACAATTTTATTGGTTGACCATCTGCCCAAAAGGCTCTATAATACGTAAGTATATTAACTAGTAAGGAGCTAAACAAGATGACTGCAACGATCGAAACATACAATGTAGAGCTGGTGCACCAAGAAGCCCTGCAAGCGGCTAACACGGCGGCTCAGGAGTTTGCTAACAGTCACTTTAACGGTGACGACGGTGGGGCTTGTGGCTTCAGCTGGGTTGATGTCTACGGCGTACGTAGCAACAGCAAGCTGGGCAAGGCCCTGCAGACAGTGGGCTTCCGTAAGAGCTACTCAGGCTCCTTGCAACTGTGGAACAAGTGGTACATGGGCCAGAGCGTTGATGCTAGCGGAGCAGGTGCAGACGCATACGCTACCTTATTAAAAGACAAGCTGGGCTTGGACAAGTGCTACGCAGGAAGCAGGTTAGATTAAATTGATTGACAGTTTGTCCGAAAACCTCTATAATACGTAGTATATTAACTAGTAAGGAGCTGGTATGGCACAATTTGTTTTAGAATACAAAGATATAACTCGAAAGCCTAACCCTATGCGGATTCTAAATCCGTTAGCAAAGGCTAGCAACGAAGTGGTAGATCTACTTGATAGGGTTGAAACACTAGAGCGCAGTAATGCTTGGAAAAAATTAATTAAACAGTGGCAAGAACAAGATAAGATGCTGGATCCAAATCTGCTTCCTAAGGTGGCTAGAATGGGGTTAGGCAAACTGGACATTGCTAACGATATTCAACGACAACTAGACGCTAAACATTGTGCTAAGACTATTGCTGATCCTGCAAGATTTATGGAGCAGTTGGTGCAGGCACTAAATTGTGTTGTTACTAGCGACGGTAAATGGTTGAGTATAGATGGACAGCACACTGCTACAGTACTTGCATCTTTAATCAGAGCAGGACTTGTAAAAGGAGTTGATGCAGATAACTGGCGTGACTTTGAAGTTAATGTACTCTACGTAGAAACAGATGATTTGGCTTTTGCAAGAAAGGCGTTTGGTATTCTTAACGGTAAAGGTAAGAAGCGACAAAGTGCGTACAGTGATTTGCGCACAAGCGTTTATGTAGTTCGTATTGACAAGAACACAGACGACGAAGAGGATGTTGCTATAGAACGTAAGGTAGCTATTGCAGAAAAGTATGATTGCTATCCTGTTGAAGAAAAGAGTGCCTTAAACAAACATCCAGGCACGTTTACTAACGTGGGTATCTTTAAAGCAAGAAGCGATAAAGTCATCGAAGAAGCGTGTAAATGGCATAACACATACTTTCATCAAGACAATATACACGTATCATTGTTCTTTATGCTTGATGAACTTGCAAAAAATAAAGCAAAACTTACGGATAAGTTTTTGCGTGAGATTGCGGGTTTAATACAAAATATATTTGTTGACTTGGACGGTTATGCAGGAGCAGTTCATAAAGCATTCAAACTGTTCACTGAAAAGCAGTACGGTGAAGCTATGCCGTGGCGAGACGATGCGTATATCATTGGACTGTTACAGTTATACAAAGAACTAGGTGGCACTGAACGGGTTCCGCAGTTGTTGTTAGACACATATAGCGATTTACATCTTTACTTTGGTGATGAGATCGTTGAATACGCAAAGGCGGCGTAATGACTAACTACTACTTCTACATTGTACAGAACTTACGTGGTAGGCTTGGCTTTGGTATTGCTAAGGACTATGTTGAACGCAATAAACAGTATAGTGCGCATAGTGGTGATTTAATAGCGTTCCCTTTGCTGTATGCTGGTCCCGAGATGAAGTGTAAAGCACTAGAACGTCAGTTTAAGAAATATACTATAGACGATATTTGGCTTGTGGATGAGTGGCGTACAGAATGGTGGAACGATTACGTCACATTGGACGATGTTAAGAACATGGTTGCTGATGCTATAGAACGTAAGCGATTACTAGAAGTAAAGTTGTTCACAACAGATTATAACTTTGAACAAGGATATTTGTAAGTCGTTGATTATAAAGAGAAAAATTTGTTAGTAAGTCTTTGTCTTTACAGGATTTTCTTTGGTTGACTTGTTGTCCAAAAGGCTCTATAATACGTAAGTATATTAACTAGTAAGGAGCTAAACAAGATGGCATACATTTCAAAAGAAGACGTTAAAGCAATCAGAGACGAACTTAAAGCAACCTTTCCTAAGTTCAAGTTTGGTGTTCGTAAAGCAACTGGTAGCATGAGTGTTACAGTTACTGTCAAGCAAGGGCCTACCGACTTTTCAGCTTTACTACGTGAATATAGAAATGACTATGTGCAGATTAATCCTTACCACACTAACAGATACGGTGAGCACTCTAAGTTCTTTGAGAAGATTGTTGAGATCATCAAGACTGCTCCTATTAAAGGTGAAGGTTACCATAAAGGAACTGGTCACTATGATAGATCCGACGCCCAGGTTGACTATTTTGATACTGCCTACTACATGTCTATTAATGTAGGTGACTGGGACAAACCATATGCATGTTCTAAATAAGGAGAATCATATGTTACTGAATACAGTTGATTTGATGCACATTAGGTTTGATGACGATACCAGTTACTATTTTAAGCCAGGCACTTTCTGTTTACTTGAAGCAGGTTGGGACACAGTTAGAGACTACGAAAGAGTTACTGTTCCCAACAATGAGTACGAAGCAAAGAAAGCAGGGGTCGCAGTTGTGTAGTTTGTTATTAGGTGTTTTGATTTTGATTCTTTTTGTTATTATTGTTAGGATGGGGTAAGATGAAGGCACTCAGAGAAAAAACAGTGTACAAGGACTTTACTACACCTGATCATGTATACTATGTTGAAGGCAACAAACTGTATGCCTACAAGGTTAAGGATAAGCCCGTGCATGTTTACTCAACTCCACTACAGTTTAACCAAAATGGACGCAAGTTTGACGAGCTTGTGAATGACTTTATGCTAGAAGACCCAGGTGCAGTGGTATGCAGTATGTCGGTGAATGGAGAGGTGACCAAATGATTTCAAAGGGAGAAAGATAATGAGCAATGAACTCGGTGAATGGAAAGATTGTGAGAAAATAAAATGAGTAATTATAAATTACACGCAGAGCGAGAGTTTCGAGCCGCCGGTTGGCTAGACGCTGACGGTAAATATTGCGACGAGATGCAAGAAGCGATTTGCAATAACGTGTTGAAACTATTAGAGGTGTTTTCTGACGAAGGACATTCGGGGTCATCGGCACCTTACGCCATAGGATTGTTCTCGGAACTTGCAAAATTTAAGCCACTCAAGCCACTCACAGGTGAAGATTGGGAGTGGCTTGCGGTTGGTGAGGGTATGTATCAGAACATACGTTGCGGAACTGTGTTCAAACAACCAGATCGGTTCAGCGGACAACCTTATGATATAAACGGAAAAGTTTTCTGGGAATGGTATGCGGATGATGGCGGCGAAGTGTCTAAGGATTCCTACACGAACGGGGAATCAGCTGTTCCGATTGAATTCCCTTACAAACAAAAAACGGAATATGTGTTTGTGCCCACTCCAGAATATCCAAACGAATCGTTTACCTTGGAGAAAATAAAATGAATAAAGAATTAATTATGGAAATTGCTAACAAGTCCGGCATGCTTGAAATACTCAAAGACCACGCCGCAGAATATGGAAACGGTACGCTTGAGAATACCCCATATTTAGAATTAGAAAAGTTCGCCGAGTTGATTGTTCGGGAATGTGTCATGTTTATTGATGTAGGTGCGTCAAAATTCAGTGACGGCGAATGGCTGAGATCCAGTATTAGAGATATCGGTGACATGATTAAAGAACATCTTGGGGTTGAAGAATGAGAACACCTAGATTCTATGTCGCTGATGAAATCAACAACTGGAGTGTCCGCAGTCCTGATAGTCTTGGTTTTTGGAAATGTGTGAGACCTATGAGTTGGCCCGGGATCAATATCAGAAAACGATTAAAAATGGCCTGGTGGGTATTTACAGGTAAGGGTGATGTTCTTATGTGGGAGATTGAATAATGAGCGGTGACCATAATCAATATCAAAAAGCAACTGGATGTGAAATGATGAGAACACAACCACAGGACATTATTGCCAGGCTAGAAGCAGACAATAGCAGACTTGCCAAAGAGGCTGTGCTGGCAGACGCAATGAACCAAGGCTTGGACGAGTTCTTTGCGGGTCTTAAAATGTGTTTGGACAAGTTATACACATTTGGTGTTAAACAGGTTCCTGAAAAAAGCCAGAATGAAGGACAAGGGTTAACTTGGGACGTTTTCTTAGACCTAGCACATGAGCTCAATGCCAGAGTTCTTACGGGCCATGCGGCACGTGATGCTATTCAGTTGTGCATGGATGTTGCTACACAAGAACAATGGAACAAGTTCTATAGACGTATCCTTATTAAGGATCTTCGTTGTGGTGTGTCAGAAAAGACAGTAAACACCGTGGCTAAAAAACAAAAGCGTCCTGAGTATGCTGTACCGGTATTCACTTGCCAACTAGCACACGACAGTGCCAACCACGAAAAGAAGATGGCTGGTGAAAAACAAATTGAAGTTAAACTAGATGGTGTTAGGGTTATTACTTTTGTAAAGCCCAATGGCGTTGTTGAAATGTTTAGTCGTAATGGTAAACAGTTTCATAACTTCGGACATATCTGCGAACAGATCAGTGCAGTAGTCAGACAAGTGTCATTTGATATTCCTATGGTGTTAGATGGAGAAGTAATGAGTGCTAACTTCCAAGACTTAATGAAACAGGTACACCGCAAAGATAACGTTGCGGCAAATGATGCTGTACTACACTTATTTGATATGATCCCTGCAGGGTTCTTTAGTAAAGGTTTGTGGGACAAGCCACAGCACGAGCGAAGTGCTATGGTTAAAGCATGGGTCAAGTCAAACAGTCAACAGTTACCTAATGTAGAAGTTTTAGATTGGGAAACTTTAGATTTAAATACACAACAAGGACAAAGCCGTTTTGTGGAACTTAATAAAGCGGCTGTGGATGGTGGCTACGAAGGCGTAATGATTAAGGACATAGATGCACCTTATGAATGTAAACGCAGTCATGCTTGGTTGAAAGCCAAACCGTTTATTGAAGTTACCTTAGAAGTAACTGAGATAGAGCAAGGCACGGGGAGAAACGAAGGCAGACTAGGTGCATTTGTCTGTCAGGGGGAAGATGATGGGAAGGAAATCCAAGTTAATGTGGGAAGTGGATTCACAGATGCTGACCGCGATGAATTTTGGCAAGGACGAGATTCTATTATTAATCATTTGGTGGAAGTACGTGCTGACGCAGTAACACAAAATCAGGATGGTACTTTCAGTTTACGATTCCCACGGTTCTTAAGATTCCGTGGATTTAACATTAAGGAAAAAGTATGAGTAAGTATATTGAGTTTATTAAATGGTGTATCGGTGGTATCAGTCTCAGAGATGAAGTAACCAGGATGTCGTTGTTTATTGGTATTGCATTCTTTGGATCATTGGCATTTGGAAATCCTGCGTATTGGTTCTTTGGATTTGCAGTTGCTATCATAGTGGACCTTAGTATTGGCATGGTGCAATGGAAGTACCGAGACTTCTTACGTGAAACGCAAGACGGAGATCCAATGGATTTAGATGGCTAAGTAAGCAATGGGCCTTGTCAGAAACGGCAAGTGCCCGACCTATCACAATGATACCCGAAAGACATAATAACCCAGATCTGGATACTTGGCGAGATCGCCAAGTACTGAGTCTCAATGAATACAAACAAGATACTGTACTAGAGCAGGAAAAAATAATGTTAGACTTTGTTAGCCAATTCCCTGGTGTACATTGGACTTGGCGAGCAGAAAAAGGACTTTTCTATAATATTTGTAGGAAACACGTAAACATTGATAAACAAGTTAATTACAACGGCATAATTGTTTTTGGAAATGGCATTGCTGTAACGACTACTAGGACGTTGGTACACAGGATTAGAAACTTAGTGCAAAATGCCAGTACGGCTTATGTTGGTATTAATAGGTTTACTATTAGAGAGCATAATATAGACTTCGAGTTACCTGACAGCATAGAACAATCGTTGGACCTAATTATGAAACATTGTGATCCTAGGTTTAAAAGACTACACACCTTTAATAGGGTCGACGGTAACCATATGGTATTTGCACATCCAATGGATTGTTACGGCCTATGCAAATAATAAAATCCTACTCTACTGCTGGTGGTCTTTCCCGAACACAACAGTTCAGACTGTTTCACATTGCAAGACCTAGCGTGTTGCTATGGAGAAAGACCAGATTTGGTTCCGCTTTTCCGTTGGATAATATTGACATCTGGATTACAAATAATATTCTAGACAAAAATATCACTGTGGTTGACTTTGCGGGATGGTATTTACAAGACTTTGGCTTCAACACAACTTGTATAGAGTCTGATACTATTGCTAAACAGTATTACCATGATTGCCTAATAGAAAATAATATAGCAAAGCATAGACCTGCTTATATTAGTGATTCTGATCCGATAATTCTTAGACATCCAGTAAGTTTGAAATACAAAAGCGTAAATGATTTTGTGCATTTCCTGAACACGTGGACTAAAAGTTTATTAGTACTGAACTTCGATCCGAAATTAATATTGCATAATCATTTAAAATTTAAACTAATTGACTTGGTTAAACAAAAAACCAATTTACATATGCAAGAAATTCTACCGAATTTATGGAAGGTATCAATTAATGGATAAACCTTTGCTTAGATTAACTGTGTACGCGGCCTTACTAGACTTAGTAAGTGACCCCGATTACTATTACCACAGCTCAGTTGGTAAAGAATATAGTCACTTTTCGGACAAAGGCAAGCAAGCAATTGTGGACTTTGTTGAAATCTTTGCTCATACTATGTTAGAAGTTAAGCATGAAGAAGACATAGAACGAAGCAAGGGTATTTTGTTAAGCGAACTAAAAGGTAAACATGACTATTAAACTTGATATCTTTTAGCTATATTATAGAATTCAGGCATATAGTCCTTTAGACTTATATTTTTCAATCGATCTTGTTCCTGCAGTTCCTTAATAGCCAAACGGAAGTTAGCCAAGTCTTTTCCCCCTTGGACCTTGGGTATAGAAGAAAGATCTATACTATTTTTTACCTCTATAGGTAGTGCATATGGAGAGAAGTAAGGAGGATCGAAAACCATATTATGATTGAAAGGTAACTTCTGACTGTTGAACCATTCAACAGTTTCTTTATAGTACATAACGTTTACATTACTAACTAGGTAACTTACACTCAACATATAGTTTAGTTCTCTAAAGAATTTAATATTATCAAGCAGTACTGACCACTTCAACGGATGCCGCATATATTCAAAGCGTTTTTCTATACCGTCTATGCTGAGGCATATATTAACATTTCTAAACTGTGACAATATATTTTTTTGATCATCAGTCAGCACAACACTACCGTTACTAACCAAACTTATAAAACAGTTGGTATTATTGTGCTTTAATAGTTGTTCCAATGCCTGAAAGTTTTTCTTCTCTAATAGAGGTTCGCCTCCAACAAATGACAACATTACTAGATCTTTGTAATTGATATCATCAAACACATTTTTTGGTACAAAGTTAATGTAGGTTTCTTTTTGTTGTGCTTTACCTTTTAACCATTCTAAATGTTCCGACCAAACTTTAGCACCTGCATTATCATCTGGGTCCAGACTACGCAATCTTTCCTGGGTTTCGTTTAACAAATATGATCCATCGTCACTTCTGAGGTTGGCCCAAAGACTACTGGCAAGACCATTACAAGTTACACAAGTGCTATTACAAAGATTGGATGTGTGCAGTTTAACGATTCTGGTGCTGTAATTGTCGTCTCTGCATTCAGCTTCAACGGCATTGATATCTTTGTCTGCATAGAAGTCAAAGATCTCATTTTTAATTTGTCTATCACTCTTAGCACCTCGATCTTCTAAGTGCCAACATTTACTACAGGCGGAGCTACGCTGGCCACCCAGCATGTCACGTTTTACTTGTTCGACATTGGTTCCTGTAGGTAATAGACAACAAGGAGTAGTCTCGGGCTTCTTGAATTCTTTGGCATAAAATGGTAAAACACAAAAGTAGTTATTCATTGCATTTCTATTTATATTGTGCTATACTTGTCGAAACTATTAAGAGGCATATATGAACACAGTTAAGTTTAACGAAGAAACAGTAGATCAAAGAAGAGACATTATCAAATCCATGTTGAGTGAAGGTGTATACCGTGTTACCTTTACTAAGATTAATGGTGAAACAAGAGAGATGCCTTGTACACTTAACACAGACATGCTACCACCACAAAAGGTAGTAGAAGACGAAGAAAAAACAGAACGTAAAACAAACACAGAGAATTTGTCAGTGTGGTGTACTGATAAAAATGGCTGGCGTAGTTTTAAACTAGCCAATGTAGTAGAAGTAGCACCAATTCAACCTTAAGGAGAAAACTATGTTAGATTGGATCCAAGATCGTTTTGCAGAACGCACTAGTTTAGACGGCGTAGCACTTATTGCCGTTGGTGTAGTTGTTTTGATCTTTAGCCCACTTGCCACAATTGTGTCTTATGCCGCAATCCTGTATGGTATTTGGACTTTGGTTAAATCAGAGTAGGAATACTCTTGACAATGTGTTAAGAGTTGCCTATACTATAGGCATGCTACAGTGTAGCATTTAAATTAACAGGAGAAATATATTGTTTAATCTAAAAACAAAGCAAGGCAAATTATTCAAAGCTCTCGTCCTTGACGGTGAGTCACTTTCCGCTAGTCAGATTACAAAGCGGTTCGCAATTAAGAACCCGACGGCTACCGTGAGTGATATTCGTTACGCAGGATTTCCAATCTATGCGAACACACGAAAAGCTGGAAATGGCGTTCGGGTCACCGAATATGCACATGGTCGAGCAAGCCGCAAGTTGGTGGCTGCTGGATACCGTGCCATGCAAATGGGTCTCGTTGATTAATTCTAATCCAACTTGAGGCAAGTAAAGGGCGGCGCAATGTCGCCCTTTTTTATTGACTTTTTTACCAAAAAGATTGACTTCTCTTCGCAAAAACTTTAATATACTAAGGTAGGTATAAGACCTACCAAATGTAAAATGACTGAGGTCATTGTTACATGTTTGAAGATAACTTAAGGAGATAATTATGTCAAACACAAACCTATCAGTGGTCTCTAATGACCTATTTGAATTCCAAGAAGAACCAACATTTGAACTAACAGACTTCCCAATGCCGTCAGAAAGCACAACGATAGATCTAATAGAGTTCTTAAAAGTTCCAACATTTCCAATTAACCGTGATGTAGAGCATCGTGCTAAGAAAGCAGTAACACGCTTGACTAAAGCAATGCACAAACACGCAGAAGTTGACCTGTTACATTATACAGGACCAACTACTTCGAAACCTGCATTTTTTAAGAATGGTTCGACATATGTTTTAGACGGAAACACTCGTCAGCACATTTGGAAGAAGCATTACTCAGACGAACAAGTAGTCAACACAAATGTAAAGTTAATTCCAGTGCCAAAAGAAGTTGCAGTACGTACATACGAAATTAGTGATCCATATGAAGCGTGTTCGTTGTACTATATTATTGACAGCGTAGATGCTGTTGAAACAAAAGCAGACAAAATTACTGGCGCATTCCGTGCTAAGAATTTGCTGGATCGTTTTAAGAATTCAAAACTAAAAAGAGGTTCAATTGGTACAGCCCTTAATATAGGTTGTCCATATGGAGGCAAGAGCATGTTCCAGACTCCAGGTGTAAAAGATCTACACGATCAAGTAGACAAACTTGCTGATGCATTAGTGCTTATGGATAAACTAGATGCTCCAGGTAATGGACACTTTCACGTACAACCTGCAACAGGTGTTGCTATTCTAGCAGGACTTGCAATGGATTGTAGTGATGAATGGATAGAAACTGTTGATGAACTTGCTAGTACAGATATTAAACTGTATGGATACGAAGACAGTAACTTTAGTTCTAGTGCAGTCGATGCATTAGTAAAAGGCAATGTACAAAATCCAGTAGGCGCACACAATGCTCTACCATATGACATTGGTTATGGACAAAACCGTGCGGTAGTACTTAACTATCTAGCATATTGCTGGAACTGCATTATCAAAGGCGAAGAAGTTGTCGAAGATATTACAGAAGAAATTATTGCAAATGAGTATTCTGAGCTTTTGAGAAGCGTCTATATGGCAGACTAATACAATTAAGGGCGGCGCAATGTCGCCCTTTTTTATTGACTAACCATTTTAATACAAGTATAATCATATTATGAATTATGTATTTGATGTGGACGGCACACTTACCCCTAGCCGTAGTACAATGTATGGCCCATTTAAGGGTTGGTTCCTGGATTGGATCAAACACAAGAACGTGTACTTGATCACCGGAAGTGATTACGCTAAAACAGTAGAGCAGATTGGTGAAGATGTGGCCCACAGTGTGAACGCAGTTTACAATTGTGCTGGTAATAGCATATATGTACGTGGACAACTGGTTCACAAAAGTGACTGGCGCATAGGCGGAGATCTTGAACTATTTTTAAACGAATGGCTCGAATATAGCGCATATCCGACCCGTACAGGCACACATATTGAACACAGGATAGGTCTGTGTAACTTTAGTGTAGTAGGGCGCGGAGCAGACAAAACACAACGTACAGACTATGTAAAATGGGATACAGACAACGGCGAGCGGTATGAAATAGCAGAAGCCATAACCAAGATGTTCCCGGACATAGATGCCACAGTAGCAGGTGAAACAGGCATAGACATTTACCAAAAAGGCAAAGACAAAGCTCAGGTTGCTGATGTGCTGTCGCCGTTTGTGTTCTTTGGTGACAAGACCGACCCAGGTGGCAATGACCATACCATTAGTTTACGTGCAGAAAAAGTTCACAGTGTGACCAGCTTTAGTGACACGTGGGAGATATTGCGTCTCAACTACTCTACAGAAAATACGTAGTAGTAAAACACGATTTTCAGTATGTACTTTTACCATTTTTACCAGTACAATATGCATAAGTAAAAAGTGTTAGAGACGTTCTAACACGATTATGAAACAACCTCAGAGGAGAATTACTATGTGGACAAAACCAGAATATACAGAAATGCGTTATGGCTTCGAAGTGACAATGTATTTTGCTAACCGCTAATATACATTAATTTTTGAAGAAACAAAAAGTGCTCACTTCGGTGGGCATTTTTATTGACATTGGGTTTTGAAATAACGATTGGGATAAATAAATGTATGAAACATATACATCACATTATTCCAAAATATCTAGGCGGCACTGACGATCCCGGAAACCTAGTAGAACTCACTGTAAACGACCACGCAGAAGCACACCGTAAGTTATATGAAGAACACAATAATTGGCAAGACTATTGCGCATGGCAAGCATTATCGGGTCGAATAGGCAAAGAGGAAATACTACGTATGAAACAAGGAATGGCAAACAAAGGACGCAAACGGACACCTGAACAACTGAAACGTATGTCAGAAGCACAATTGAAACGTGTCGCAAGAAACCGTGCCGACGGAACACTAGAACGTACTAGAAAGAAGCAAAGTGAAGCCCACAAAGGTAAAAAGAAATCCCCAGAGCATATGAAGAATTGGTCCGAGTCACGTAAGGGACACAAAGTCAGTGAAGACACCCGTGAAAAAATTAGGAAAACTTTGGCAGAAACTAGAGCCAAATTGGCTTTACAAAAATAGTTTTTTATTGACTTGCTAATAACTCTTGTAGCATATCCAGAATTTAGAATGTCAAACAAGCTATAAGAAAAGCGGCTTCGGCCGCTTTTTTATTAAATAGTATTGTATTTCAATTATCTCTAGCGTATAATATCCTATATGAAACCAATTGTATTTGTTGGACACAGACAAAATCTACATGATGTTCAGATGGTTGCAAAAGCCTGCAACAGACAAGTTGTGGGCCTATTAGACAAATACTTTTATGGCAACACAGACTCTGTATGTGGTGTTCCTGTGATAGGTGCAGACAGCATGCTAGAGGATACAGCATTCGTTGAAGATCATGATTTTTTCTTAACGTCTTGGTGGACCGGAAACGAAAACCTAAACAACCCAGAGCATTCAGGTGATAATTTACGCAAGACCAGAATAGATCTATTAGATCAACATGGGATTAAGTGTACTAATTTAATACATCCTAGCTGTATAAGGATTGAGAGCAGTAAACTTGGTAATGGTATTATAGCAATGCCGCATACCGCAATAACAGATAATTGTGTTATTGGTGACTATACTGTAGTTGATTGGTATGCTCTAGTAGGGCATGATTGCAGTATTGGGCGTAATGTTATCATAGGTGCAAGAGCAACACTAGCAGGTGGTATTACTGTAGAAGATAACGTTAGGATAGGATTAAGTGCTACTGTGGTAGAAGGGCATGAACGAGACATAACACTGCACAAAAACAGTAAAATCTGGGCAGGAGCAGTTGTGTTTGACAGTGTTCCCGAGGACGCTAATTATACACACAATCATCGCATACTAAAAAGAATCAACAAGGAAAATCAAGATGTTTAAAGAACGTGTAACTTGGACCCATCACTGGGGCGACAAAACATTTAGTTTTCGCACAACCAGGAATCAATCATTTAGGTTCAATGCTGGCGAGTTTGCCATGATTGGATTGGAAGCAGATGGAAAGAAAATACTACGTGCGTACAGTATTGCCAGCGCACCATGGGAAGAAGAACTAGAATGGCTGAGTGTTAAGGTCCAAGACGGTGAACTGACTGGCAAACTGCAACATCTTAAAGAAGGTGACGAGGTTATCATCATGCCCAAGTGTGTGGGCACACTACGTAACGAAGCACTCACACCAGGTGGTACACTGTGGATGTTAGCCACGGGTACTGGACTCGCTCCTTTTATGAGCCTAATACGTGATGTGGATACACTGGAACAATGGGACCAGATTAATATTGTACACAGTGTTAGACACAGATCAGAACTTGCGTACTATAAACAGTTAAACACCAACTTCATTGACACAGACATACACGAAATGGTAGCACCAGTATTGAAGTATCGTCCAATTGTTACAGGCGAGGGCGATGAAAGAATCACAGTGAAACTGTGGAGAGAAACACTACCTGTGCGCAATGATGATAAGGTTATGATCTGTGGCAACATGCGTTTCAACGAAGACATGATTAAATGGTGTAAGCACATGGGCATGTCAGAAGGCACACTTAAGAACCCAGGCGGGTATGTGCTAGAACGAGCCTTTATTGACCCGTCGTAACATTCACAAATGTGAACTTGCTTATCAAACTAAAGTTGTTTGGTTGAACCATTATATCACCTAAGGGGTAACTACCTTGATAATCGGTTGGGCTTTTACCCAACCATGACTTAAATTTATCATGTTGGAAAAATCTACTCCTGGAATCATCTATGTCTATTTCTAATCCACCAGAGATTATAGGTGGAGGTCTCACATCTGATTGTGCAGGGTCATCGTGATCTGCAAATGCAGTAATAAAATCCTTACCTAGTATATCCTTTTTAATCCAAACATTGTGCCCGTGCAATCTTAGGTCTTTCATCATACTGTCGGGTATCTCTTGGTCTACATCATCTTGATAAACTGTGCAGTCGTCGTATTGTGATGCCACTGGTGTAACTTCTACGCTACCTAAGAAAATGTTGAAATCACTTCTATTAGGAGTTACAACATATTCTTCGAGCTTGTGAATAGTTTGATTTAGTAAATTAAACAGATAATTGATTTCTTGATTTTCCCATGGGATGTAATCGAATTGGGCATCACCTGTACTCTCCCATCTATCCCGAGACTCAGTTGCTGTTACTAGGTATCTATGCAGTCTATTGAGAAACTTCTGTGTTTCGATATCAAGTTTCTGTAAAAGTTGTTTGTCAACAGATTCAGGCAACGGTATAATAGAATTAACTTTGTCGAAGACTGCTGTCAATTGATTTATTGTAGTTTCTGTGGAATCATCTTTTGGTATTACATACGGCCAGTATCTTTTATTTGGGGTAAACTGATACTTTTTACTAACCTTTAAGAAATGTTCTAACCAAAAATTTGCGAAGTCGGTGTCTAATAGTTTAAATACAAATGGCCCTAAGTCAGTAGAAAAATTTATATACTTCGACATCCTAATATTTATTGACAACTAGTTTGCCAGGCACTAAAATAAAATTATATGAAAAAAACAAATTTGCATTGCGCCCTGTCTCATATGAACATGGCCATCCAAAATGAGACCGACTACTGTAGTTGTAACGTCAACACAGAGAGTTGGAAAGACAATCAACATGATGTTATGAGAGTACCCACGTCTCCACCAAAAACAGCGTGGAACAGTTACACAAGGAAAATGATTAAAATTGCATTAGACAAGGGAGTTAAGCACCCTGGATGCAGTCCCTGTTGGCAAGCTGAAGATGCTGGTCGTGTATCGGTCCGACAACAGTTTAATTTGGCACTAGACGGAATACAACCTTTAGAGAATCAACCCAGATCCATTATATTAAAACCAGGAAACGTGTGTAACATGGCTTGCCGTATGTGCAACCCTGCTACTAGCACCAGGTGGTATCAAGATGCATACAAGTTAGAAGAACCTGATGTTGACTACAACGAGTACACAAAGAAATTTGAAATAATTAGAAACAGTTTCGGAAAACAAAACACTGAATTTTGGGATACTCTTAAAGAATGGATACCTGAGTTACGTGTGATTTACATTTATGGCGGGGAACCATTCATGAATCCGCAAACCTGGGATTGGTTAGAGCATGGTATTAAAGTAGGCGCCGCTAAAGATATATACATTGGTTTAACGACCAACCTAATGATATGGAATGAAAAATACTTAGATATTTTAAAACAATATAAAGCAGTTGATTTAAACGTAAGCCTAGACTCATCGGATGCAACAGAAATGGAATATGTTAGGCACTTAGCAGATGCAGATACCTTGTTCAGAAATGGCAAAAAGGTAAATGATTATTTTGCAAGTTACGATAATGTGTCTCCATGTATAACGTATACACTAACATCATTGAACATGCACAATATAGATTATCATGCGCAACGACTAAAAGAATTGACTGGAATAGACAAGTTGATATTCAATAATGTGTATACTCCCGAGATCTACGACTTTAGACACTTACCAAACCCAATCAAAGAAGAACTAAAAAGTGAAATTAAAGACCCAGAAGTAAACAGCATAATAAATCAAATTATCCCAGGGTGTGATAAACTGTGGCCTGAATTTTGTGCGCATACAGACAAGTTAGATGCAATACGAGGGCAAAGTTTTCGGGAGGCTTTTCCGGAGTGGTGGGCTAAGTTAGAACCATATTGGTATAACTATGAGTAAAACACTACTATACTGCACAGGATACAGTACGTCAGATCTTGATTGGGAAAAACGTTGGCGTAGATGGTACAACTATCACAAACAACAAGGCCTACAGTTTGATCAACTTTTAATAGTGGACAATGGTAGTCCAGAGCTTCCAGGCTGGGGCGATAACAGAATAATTTACAATCTTGATCGACCTTGGTTTGCAAACAAGGATATCATAATATATCGTTACGAAGATACGATAGATACTGATGACCACCTAATCAGATCTGCACAAGTTGCTAAAGAATATACCACACTGTATGGTTTTGACAAATTGCTACACATGGAATCTGATGTGTACATTTTAAGCAAACGATTGGCTAAATTTATTAATGAACAAGACTTGGTAACTTTCCCTGGTGAACTATGTGCAGATTACATAGGAGACAACTACGGCCAGACTCATGACGTACTACCAAACAATATAGATTATGCTACTGGAATTGGTGAAGATTGGGACGATGTACACCAAAAACATCTTGACAAGAAGCGTAATTACACATATAATAGAACTTAAGAAATTAGGAAAGTTGTAGTAGTAACGGAAGTGTGGCCGAGTGGCTTAAGGCGGGAGATTACTAATCTCTTGTACGTGCAAACGTACCGTGGGTTCGAATCCTACCACTTCCGCCAAATGTTTTAACAAGATACAATGGAGATAGTATGACAGTTAATAAGAAGAACAGCCCATTAACATATGAATCAGGCAAGCTAAGACTCGGTCCATTAAGCACAGGAAAACTAGAAGAAATGTTGAAAACTTGTAGACCAAGACACAAGAACAAAATTATTAACGAGATAGCAAAGAGAAGTAAATAAACGCATGCTGGTGTAGCTCAGTTGGTAGTAGCGCCTGCTTTGTAAGCAGGATGTCGGGAGTTCGAGTCTCTCCTCCAGCACCAACCTTGTCCGGTTCGTCTATCGGTTAGGACTCGGGATTTTCATTCCCGCAAGAGGGGTTCGACTCCCCTACCGGATGCCAAGTATAAGGAAACACTAATGAAAAATGGATTGCGTTGGTTCGGCTTCATACTAGCAATGGTTAGTGCTTTCCTTTTAAGCGGAGGTAATCCTGATGTGCAATGGATGGGCTGGGCAGTTGGTACAGTTAGTTCTGCAATGTGGGTTTACTTTGGTTTTAAGGATAGTGATACTCCTAGAGCATTAATGGAAGTAATGTATTTGTTACTTGCGATGAGAGGAATATATAATTGGGTAATCTAAATAATAAAGGAACAGTATGTCACTAGTACCAATGGTAATTGAAACAACGTCAAAAGGCGAACGTGCTTATGATATCTACAGTAGATTACTCAAAGAGCGTATTATTATGCTGAATGGTCCTGTGGAAGATAACATGAGTAATTTAATTGTTAGCCAACTGCTGTTCCTAGAATCAGAAGACCCAGACAAGGATATTAATTTATTTGTTAACAGTCCAGGTGGTGTTATTACAGCAGGCATGGCTATATACGATACCATGCAGTTTATCAAATGTGATGTAGCAACCTATGTGATTGGACAAGCATGTTCAATGGGGTCATTCCTAGCACAAGCAGGAGCGCCAGGCAAGCGTCACATGTTGCCCTATGCTAGACACATGATTCATCAGCCCAGTGGCGGCACACGCGGTATGCAGAGTGATATAGAAATACAGTACAAAGAAATTACCAAGATGAAAGAAATACTCACAGAGTTGTATGTTAAACACAACACAGCAGGCAAGACATATGACGACTTTGAGATTGACATGGACCGTGATACATTCATGAGTTCAGAAGAATCATTGGAATACGGATTAATAGACAAAATTATTGACAAAAGGCCATAATAAACCCGGATTATTAGCTGAATGGCAACTCAAGAGCAAAAAGAAAAACTGGTAGAAATACTCAAATTCACTTCATGTACATATACGATCAGTATCTCAGGATACGGCAGGGAGCATGTGGTTGGATGTATTCCCAATCAGTCTAGTATCAAGTACCTAAAGGACAACAACATTCAGTGGGAGCATGCACTGTTTATGGATCTTGATGAGTGGGTAGACGATGGGCATAAACTACCAGACCATCCGTTAATCGACGATGATGGTGTGTATGCACGTGACTGGAGTGAGCTGGATGACATTTGCCGTTGCTGGGGTGCTGAGCGAGGTGTTTACACCTATATATCAATTGACGATGAGAATGGCGATCCTGTAATTGAGTTCAGCACAGACTACGAAACATTAACCAATTTGGGTGTGAGTTACGAGTCGGAATCTGAGGTAGATATAGATAATGTAGAGAAGGCACAACAGTATAGAAAAAAAGGACGCTGGATTGCAGAAGTCTGCAATTTCGAAGAAGGAACGTTTTTTGTGGGTGATATAGAACTAACACAACCGTTTGACATCACAAAACTATTAGTGTATGCTTCAACTATAAACGAATCACCAGACATTATTAATGGTGTTAGTTACGATAATAATCCAATTGACTACCTTGACAATAACATTATTAACAATAGTATCGAAAGCAATCTTATTGATTTAGATGAATGGACATGAAATGCAAACACTTAAAGTAGGATTCACCTGCAGTACGTTTGATTTACTTCATGCCGGGCATGTGACCATGTTAGAAGATGCGAGAAGTCAATGTGACTATTTGATATGTGGATTACAGGTTGACCCTACCCTGGATCGTCCAGAAAAGAACTCACCTATACAGTCTGTGGTGGAACGATATACACAGCTCAAAGCATTATCTTGTGTAGATGAAATAGTTCCGTATGCTTACGAACGTGACTTAGAAGATATACTCAGCATGTACAATATTGATGTGCGTATACTAGGTGATGAGTATGCTACCAAAGACTTCACAGGTAAAGACATCTGTAAACAGCGTGGCATACAGCTATACTTTAACAAGCGTGAACACAGATTCAGTTCAAGCGAACTGCGTCAACGAGTAGCGGCTAAAGAGAAGTCTTCTTCTTCTTAGTGGTTGACTTGGCTTTAGTTGGTTTGTACACATCAGTTATTTCAGTTGATTCCATTGGTATTGCTTTTGCCTTTTGTTTTTCTTTCGCTTCTCTTTTGGCTTGCATTTCTGCTGGAGTTATTGTGTTGCCTTTAACTTTAAAAACCATGATCGACATTTCCTTTAATTGTTATAAGTATTTATATGCTGGTCGATCATTATCATCCCTTCAGGTTCCATGCAACAGTGCCATGGCCTGGACAACCAGACAATCCACAAGTGGATTGGGTATGGGGTATTGGGCAAATTGAAGACTGGTTGCAACAGTGCATTGGTTCTAGGCATCAACTATGGGCATACGATGATTGCCCTGCAACGTATCAATTAGGAGTAGCATTCAAGTGGGACAAGGATCGAACACTTTTTGTATTAACTTGGTCATAAACTAATGGCAGAGCTCAACAAAGAGTTCTTCTGCCCAGCTCCCTTTGCAGGAGGTTACGTTGACGTAAAGAAGATAGCATATCCTTGCTGTAAAATACGTGTAACAGAATTTGAAAATGATCCAGGTTGCGACTTAACTAAAAACAACCTATCAACAGCATATCATAGTAAATCTTTTAAAGATCTGAGGGAACAGTTCGAAAACAATGAGAAACCTGATCAATGTCAGGAATGTTGGCGTGCCGAAGACGCAGGTTGTGAGAGTGAAAGAAATCACCTAACTAAGTTAATCACTACTGATACAAACAGTTTGAATTCGGCTAACGTAGGACTTAAAAAGTTACAAATAGTGCCGAGTATCACCTGCAATTTCAAATGTAGAATTTGCGACAGTAATTTTAGTTCAGCTATTGCTATGGAAGAAATAAAATTTGCAGAGGCCGCAAATAAAGAAAAACTTTTATTAAATTTGCAAAATCGCAGTCTAATAGACATAGAATACACTAAAAGAATATTGCAAGACAGTTTATCTGGTTTGACAATGTTACAAGTATTGGGTGGCGAGCCGACACTGATGAAAAACTTGCCAGAGCTACTAGAGTATATAATTGCACAAGGAGATCACAAACACATAGACCTTGCAATTAACACCAATGGCAGTATTTGGTCTGACCGTTTAACGGAAATACTACAAAAATTTAAAAGTTGTAAAATGCTAATTAGCATAGATGCTTTTGGTAAAAGATTTGAAGATCAACGTGGGGGTTGTTGGCAAGATATTGAAGATAATTTCGACAGATGGTTGACTGTTCCAAACGTTTCTGTAATAATAACAGCAACAGTCAGCATACAAAATGTATTATATGTAGATGAAATTGTAGACTTTGTAAAAAGTAAAGGAGTTTTTGTAGGTTGGAATTATGTAGATGACCCTAGTGAATTATCCATAGATAACTTAACACAGACGGCAAAAGACTTGGTATACTTGAAGTACATAAATCACGAATCTAACGAGTTGCATGGTATTGCTACTCGGGTAATGCAAACTCCAGCAGTGTCTGGACAGAAATTTATTAGCCTAATGGACCTTTACGATTTACGTAGAGGTACTAACTTTAAACAATCACATGGAGAGATATATGATGCAATGTCAGCTAAGTAGTTTTATAGGAGACGCAATAGTGAACTGGAAAGAACGACTTGTAGGAGCAGTGGGTAGTTTAATAGCAATATGTTTATTGATGTGGTTGATCATTGCAACCATTCCTGCACATGCAGGAGTAACAGGAACAGCCGCACCAGGATCAGGTGCTAACGTAAAGCCAGCAGGTGAACTGGTAATTAAGAACAACTACTGTGTAGCATGCCACAATGTAAATGTTAAAATGGTAGGTCCGGCATTTAAAGACATAGCCGCAAAGTACACAGAAGCTGACAGAGAGTATTTGGTTGAAAAGATACTCAAAGGCAGTATGGGTGTATGGGGTCAGATTCCTATGCCACCAAATGCTGTAGACCAACAGCAAGCAAATCAAGCAATTACTTGGATCCTAAGCCTTGAAAAATAGGTTGACTTTGCTACCAAAAGAGTCTATAATATACGTATATTATAAACACAAACAATAAAACTATGACATTCTTAGACCTTATATTTTTTATCATGCTTGGTTATCTAATCTGGAATCTATTTGCCAGTTATGTGCTAAAGCAAAAGCTATCAGCGTATGTTGCTGGCATGGAGCAAGCACGGGTTGGTGTTAAGGCACTGGAAGAAAAAGTAATGATAGTTAAAACAGAAATAATACAGTTCGAACAAGATAAAGAACTTGTGTTATTATATGATCGCAACAACAGTTTCCTAGGACAAGGACCAACTGAAGATGAAGCCATTGATAGCATTCGCAAGGAGTACCCTACTGAAACTTTTGTTTTAGTAGATGCTGATACTAAACTAAGCGAGCCTGCAGTATGACCATGCACTTAGAAGGCCCGTGGCTCAGTACCACAGGCAAAAGCAAGCGTAAACACAAGTACCGTACAGCAGAGGCCGCACAACAAGCAAGAAAAAATTCAGAAAATTGGAAGCAGTTGCTGGACAAGCATAACGTGCCGGAACCTGCTAAACGTGTACCCAAGCGTTTGGAAAAAAGTGTTTACGTTGAGACAAAGGGGTATCGCAGGGAGACACCGCACATACCGAGTCTGAGTACGGGTGTTGGCACAGCAGTGAAAGCGCCTGACAAGGTATACACAGGCAACAAAATTATAGGCATAGGCACACTGCACAAATCAAATGCAGTTCCTGTGTTTAGTAATGAAGATGCAATAGCCATCAGCAAAATGAGGAGATAGATTGGCAAAGGAAGAACTACTAACATTCGAAGGTGAAATAACAGACCTTCTACCAAACGCAAGTTTTCGTGTTAAGTTAGAAAACGATCACGAAATTATAGCCACACTTGCTGGCAAACTAAGACGATTTAACATTAGAGTAGCACTTGGTGACAAGGTTGATATTGAAATGAGTCCATATGATTTAAACCGCGGACGCATAGTATATCGCACTAAATAGTAGTATGCTTACTACAGAACTTATACCCAATCAGACGTACACTTCAGAGGATACTACTTGTCCTCGAACTAAAGCGGCGGCTTGCCAATGTGAGTCTGTTAATGCAATCTCAGAGGATCAAGATTTTACACAAGCAGTATGTGAACTAGACCACAGTGACAAAGTCAAAGGTACTATTCTTTTAGTTAGCAAACCTGGAAAAGGCACACTGATCCGAGGACAAATAACGGGCCTTGAACCCGGAGAGCACGGGTTTCACATACACGAGTATGGTGATCTAAGCAACGGATGCGAAAGTGCTGGGGCTCATTACAATCCAGACGGTGTAGACCACGGTGACATCAGCAAAGGACATGTAGGCGATCTAGGTAATGTTGTTGCCAATGACAAAGGTGTTGCTGACTTTATAATAAAAGCACCTCGGGTGGATCTAACAGGAGATCGGAGTGTTGTAGGTAGAGCAATAGTAATACATAGCAAAAAAGATGATCTTGGAAAAGGCGGAGACGAAGAATCATTGAAGACCGGAAATGCTGGTGATCGACTGGCATGTGGAGTTATAGTCTTACGTGGTTCTGATGATTAGTGATGTCTATCTAATGGTCAATGGTATTTTTGTATTGGAGAATTTATGAATACTAAAGGAATATGCAGAGCATGCTTGCATGCCGCACACTGTGGACACAGTTGTGTAGATGAAGACTGCGACTACTGCACAGAATGTTATTGTGAAAAATGCAACCCTATAAAGGAAGAACATTATGGAAATATTAACAGTTGAACAAAGCGCAACAAGTAAACTAAAAGAACTTATCGCAGAAGAAGACA